TTCTTATTTTTAATCATGCTACATGTTTGACAAAATGTTTTTACTTCGTTTCTATAGTAATTTATACCTTGTTCTTTAATGGTATTGATAAACATAATGTTTTTTTTATAAACTGCAGGTTCAATATCTTTATAATACTCTTTTATGATGGTTTTTAAAAGACAACTTTTGCCAGTCGAAACACCGCCTTTTAGTAATAGGTTTAAGTGTTCAATCTGTATAAATGATTTTATAGTGTCCAACACTTCAGTTTCTTGATAATCGTTAAAATATTTTGGGTAATATTTATCATAAATTAACATAGTATTTTCTACCTGTGTCATATAATATTTATTAGTTAAATATTGTTTAAGTATATCTTTGCAAATATATTATGAATAAAGATTACTATGAAATTCTCGGAGTGGACCGTAATTCAACCGCACAGGATATCAAAAAAGCTTACAGGCGATTGTCTATGAAATGGCATCCTGATAAAAATTTAGTTGACAAATCGACAGCAGAAGAAAAATTCAAAAGTATCTCAGAAGCTTATGAAACTTTAGGAGACGAAGCAAAACGTAGAGAATACGATATGCTTAGGAATAATCCTTTTTGTAACATGTCAGGTGATAGGATGGGTAGAGAAATAAATATTGACGAGTTATTTGGCTCTTTGTTTGGAGGAGGTCTGGGCTCGTTTATGGGGACACCTTTTGGTATGAGTATGGGACCTGGAATGGGACCTGGAATGGGACCTGGAATGGGACCAGGAATGGGACCAGGAATGAGACCTGGAATGGGACCTGGAATGGGACCTGGAGAAAATGTTTCCGCTAATGGTAGAGCACCACATATACGCGTGTTTCACGGTAATCTAGGGGGGGGTAATAAACACAATATTTTCGAGCAAGCCATTTCTAAACCCACACCTATTATAAAAAACGTCGAGGTTGATATTGAAAGTATTTTAGAAGGATGTACAAAACCAGTAGAAATAGAAAGATGGACGATTGAACAAGGTGTAAAAGTATTCGAAAAAGAAACAGTATATGTAGAAATACCATGTGGTGTAGACGATAATGAAATGATAATTTTACGCGAAAAAGGAAATGTCTTGAATAATCATGCTATTGGCGACGTTAAAATATTTGTAAAGGTTGTGAATAACACTATGTTCACACGTATGGGTCTAGATATTGTTATTGAAAAAAATATTACTCTCAAGCAAGCCCTATGTGGTTTTTCATTCGAGTTGAACCATCTGAATGGTAAATCGTATACCTTAAATAACAATACAGGAAATATCATAACGCCTGGATACAAAAAGATGATATCAAAAATGGGTCTAAAAAGAGATAATCATGTTGGAAATCTGGTTATACAGTTCAACGTAGAATTCCCACAAAAACTCGAAGCAGATGTTATTAAAAAGCTATCTGAGGTACTGTAAACAGGTGTTTTATGATATCCAACGCTTTCTACTTGGTTTGTCTAATTTAGAAAGCATACTAATAAGGTTATAAGACATGTCATTATTATTACGTAGAGAATCAAGTGTATTTTTACAATAACTATATTTTTCCTTTTTCATTTCTAGTTTAATTTTTTGTTCGAATACAGAAGGGTGTTCATGAATTGTACAAACATTACTATTTACGAAACGCAGTATCATCGAATCCATAGTATAATAATATTTGTACTCATCTAATATCATATAGTTACAATTATTTTCATAATCACGCATAAAGTTTTGATGTGTCCTTAAATAAAGTACGTTTTCCGAATAACAAATATATTGCCTGTAATCCGAAACGTATAAATCAAATAGGTCGAACTGAATGAAGTCGTTGAAATATCTTGAAAATAAATGTAAAAATTTCCAATTGTACTCATATTTACATGTAAGCATACACACAGATATTATATTTTGTTCTTTTTTTTGCTTTATTACGTCGAATATGTTTAGCAAATTATTGAGTAGTAATTCAGGATACAACTCGAGAATATTATTGAATAGTTCTTGATTGATACTAAATTGTAATCCAAAATATTTACAAAGCGCATTCATGAATATCAACAGATTGTCTATGAAGCAAATTGTTTCTATTGTAATTACAACAAGCATTACAATAGAAAAATATCCTTTTTTTCACCAAATTTATTACTCATATAAAGGAATAATTTTGTCATGGTTATATATATAATGGCAGGACGTCCTAAGATAGTTAGATGTATTCAATCGCATATTAACGCAGTAGATAATACTACCTTTGCAGGTAACATGAAAACTGGGTTACCACCTAGAGTTGGTGTTACACACAATCACCATGACTTTTATATGGCACGATGTAATCAGGACCCAAATGCAGTAAAGAAAAGTTACAATAATATGGTTTTTCTAAACGTAAATCCCTCACAAACGGCTACACCTGCTGGATTCACCCCAACCGCCAATTTTAATTATACTTATACACGTCCAGGCGTATATTATTACGACGCTAATCTAAAATACAAAAAACACTATTACAGGCCATATAACCCGCCATCTAAACTTACCACACCAAATGACCCTAGACCAGTAGTGTATAGTAGAGCTTTGAGAAAATTATATTAAGATAATTGTTGAGGTAACACCCCAAACATACTAACAGTTGCTGATGGATTAAATTTTCTAACAACTGGTGCATGTGGTGGGCGTTGTATGAAAAACCCATTAGGATTACTAGTATAATTAGCATACCTTCCTAAATGTTTATAAAACGCTCCGCAACTTCTCATATCATTATTACAATTAGTAGCCAGCCTAATTTTAGCACGTCTTACAGAAGTACTGTGTGCCCCTACTCCATTACCACCTGGTTGATATTTATTAAATACGTCTTGGCTTGTATTACAAGTTAGATTACCACCTGGTGCAAATTGTGTTATTTTTCTTACGCCAGACCTACCATTTTTCTTGTATAAAAATCCTGGAAAGTTTGTGGTACTTCCATACCAAAATTGACCTCCATTATTAGGCATTATATAATATAATACATACAGATATTATATTATGTTTTTGTAAAATAGTAATAGTAATGTTATTACATTATTTCGCGAGTAGGAATTTTATTTGATGCTAAATAAATTGAATTTTCAGTTACAATAATGTATTCTTCTCCTGACTGGTAAAATTTCTTGATGGTACTTGTATATTCGTCCTCACTTTTTACAAGAAGCTTTTCTTTGGGATCCTCCTTCTTTACACCAATCAAAACAGTTCCATCTAATGAACCTGTCCAGTAATCCATCATAATAGGTTTATCCTCTGTTACACTAATCCTTGCGGCATGTTGTAAAGTAACATCGGTAGGTAACGCAAATTTAGGTTTATTTGCAGATGTCATTTTATATAATGTACTTTTAAATATCTTTAAATAGTTATTTAGGGTAAATATTTAAAAAAAAATATAATAGAAATTTAATGAAAGAAATGTTTATAAAAAAAAACGATTTTTTGTTATCAAACAAGGACAATTATAAAATTAGTATTAACGGAACATCATATGAGATAATCCACAAATATCTGCTTATTATTGTAGAATACTTGTTGTATTTGATTGATTATAAAAGTAATTTAGGTTCTTCTAATTTGACAGAATACTTGACGAATCGTGGTATAGAGACCATCACAACTGTTTTTTTACATTTGTTACATTATACTAAAAACCCAGAATTAGCTTATTATCACAGCGAAAAATCGTTTTATTTTTACGTTGAGTTCATTTCGCAAGTATCGCAAGAAGATAAATCATTTTTACAGTTGTCGTCACGTGATGCATGCAATTATGTGTTCAAAAAAACAGTATACAATATAAATAATAGGTATGTCCATAATACTAATATGAATATGAATACATCAGAACCAAACCAGGATGCGAAACAGGACGCCAATACAGAAGAAAAACAAGACGCCAATACAGACGCCAATATAGAAGAAAAACAAGACGCCAACTCAGACATAATCGCCGAACCAAAAAAACAAACCAATACATCAAACGATACAACAACCGATTATACACAATCACCTGATAAACAACTTGATGACCCAATATTATATGATACACAATCTGTAGAATCATACATTAATGACCATGACAGTAAAATTAAATTTATAAATAAAAATGTGTATTTGTATAAAAGCATTTTTTATAAAATTACTTCTATTAATATACAGACAAAGAGTGACTTTAATATTATCATAAATCAGTTTTACAAGTTAATAGACCTGTTAAATAATAATGACTATACTGTAGATGAATTAACATATGTAGGTAATATTATTCACAATATTTCTAGCAATTTGAATGGTAATTTATTTTTCCAAACTTGTATTGATTTGTTCAAACGACTACAAAAGAACAGTATGTCACTTCAATTAGTAGAAAAAAATATAATGAGTATTGATATTGATGTATATAATGATTTCAACGAAACCAAAATACACAATTTAATACTTCAACTTACCAAATAATTTTTATTATCTCTATACTATCAAACTTTTTTACAATATTACAATACATTTACTATAATTTTTTTTCTTATTTTTTTCTTTTTGGCATGTACATTTCGTAATTTGTCATCAGATGTGTTTGGATAAATCATCTGATGTATATTATTATATTCGTTGTGCAATATATTTTTAACAAAATCATAAATAAACGAAAGCACAGATTCATTACATTTCCCAACGATAAGAACGCTACCTGTTCTAAATATCATAAACGAAACGTTGGTAATATTTGTGTAAATGTCAATATTACTTTTTGATATCTGTTGTCCAGTTTGTTCTTTGATGTCATGATTGAAATAAAATTTACACTGAATACCTGGATACGAACAAGGGTCATATATGCTTTGTATTTTGTATTTATCAGTTAGTATCGTATACAGTTTCTCTCTGTCTATGTAAAATCCACAGTTGAAATTAGAGTTAATTAACACAGTTTCAATAGTATTCTCTTTATAATTAAGTGGAGGTAATCCATCTTCTATTTTCACATGAAGTCTTAGAGTATCCAGCGTAATACCCAATAACAGTTCAAATGAGTCGTTATCTTGTACTCCAGGTATTTCTAGTTTACCTGTGTTAAATACCTTTACATGATATTCATAAAACTTGCTGATTACTTTTAATCTTATTATAAGAACAAAACAATTATAAAATGCACTCTTTTTCTTGGAACGATAGCTTAGTATATCTTTTTTCGATATCCCAATACTAATTTTTCGTGTATCTTTAAACGTAATACGACCATCTGGGTTGTCAATATGAGATATAATATGCTGTTCATAATATTTGATATCATCTAGTTTTGTTTGGATTAAATCATAAACCTCACGACTTGTTGTATTAATTTTTATCTGTTTTTTTACCACACCATTTATGGCTTGTGTGTATTTTATAATAGGAATATTCCAAAATACGGAGTTTAAATCAATATGGTGATTTAGATATGCTATTTTGGTTTTGGTTGATATATAGATGTCTGAAGGTTTAGGAATAGTAATTGAATCATTAGATTGATTTTTACCATATTCGATATTATTGGTATAGTTTTCTTGGTAGTCATCTGTAACAGTGGTCAAGTCATCGTAATTATTATTTATAAAATTAGCCCATTCATCATCAATATCTGCATGCGCCATAGTACACATTAATTTTATGTGTCTCTTTAAACTGATTTATTTTATTTCATTTATTTTTATTAATGTATGAATATAAAAGTATGTTGTGTGGCGAAGAATCGTACGAAGTTTATAAATTAAATAATCAATTAAATAATCAATTAAACAATCAATTAAATAATCAATTAAATAATCAATTAAATAATCAAGTTCACAGTAAGTCAGACAATATAGAGATAAAAAAAAACACAAGTAAGGATAACCTTACCAGCTATAATGCAGATACTTATCAGGAATCGTTGATGTGCAATTTATTTGACCCGTCTAAATCTTCGCCACCAGACGAATTTATGATTAAATTATATGCTCGTTTGAACAAACACAAAAGTGGTAATCACATTTGTAGTTAAAACACTTTTATTATCATTTACAACAAATCCATTACGTAAATGATAATACACAATACACAATACACAATACACAATACACAATACACAAACGTAGTTACAAAAATTGTTGTAATTTTAATAGCGCGTACGATGTATACACATGGTCATTTGTTATATCCGAATGCAACAACAGCTCAACAAAATCTAAAAACTCAGGCGATACATTCTCTCCTGTTTGAATAATATGATTCAATAATTTCTTAATTATATTTTTGACATCAATATTGTATTTTTTACACATATCAAATATAAAACTTATGGCATTTGCAGGTGTTTGTGTCTTAACAGTTGTTACAATATTTTCTAGTACATTTACATCAATTATTTTCAGTTCCAAAGTGTCATTAATATTATGCGCTTGCAAATAATTAATCATACTACGAATATCAGAACCAAACATATTGTACAAAGATACTAATACATCTTCTTTGATTGATATGTTTTCACAAATCAATATGTTATTCAGAAATCCAATTATTTCATTTTTTGGGAGCTGGTCAAACCGAAGCTTTATAAATTCGTTCTGTAGACCTTCGTCAATCTTGCTTATATAGTTACATATTAAACAAAACCTTACGTTATGGTTATTTGAATTATTTTGCAATAAATATTTCAAAGCTTGTTGGGCATTTTTGGTCATATAATCTACCTCATCTAGAATCACAAACTTGAGTCCATAATTAAACAAATTCTTTGATTTTACAAACGCACTTATCTGATTTCGAATAATGTCAATACCTCGCTCATCAGACGCATTCAGATGTGTAACTAGTTCTTTGCATATTTTTCCGTAGTATTTTTTCTGATACGAGTTAATCAAATTGATAATAGTAGTGGTTTTACCTGTTCCAGGAGGTCCGTAAAACAGCAAATTCGGAAAATAATTATTCGATATGATATTATGTAGTATTTCTTTGTTTTTTTCCTCCAAAACTATATCAGTCAGTTTTGTAGGTCTATAATATTCAACCCATGGTATTTTACTCATAAATATATTATTAATATATTTGCATTTAAATTGAAATTGATTAAATATAATAGGCATTTTACATTTACATTTTACTTTACACGAGCAACTTAGATAATAATAAGATATATCTATGACTATGCTACTTAGCTCCCGAACACTTTTAATATATTATAAAACAATTTAAATTAATAATGGTAATTTAAACATAAGATGGATAACGAAAGTGTAAAAATACCTAAAAAAAGAGGTAGAAAACCTAAAAATAAAGATCTGGTAGACCCTGATACAGGAGCACTTTCAAATGCGCCAATAAATGAAAATATACTGAACGAAGACGGAACTCCCAAACCAAAAAAACGCGGACGTAAACCCAAAGGTGGTAAAATAGTGGCACCAGACAAAATAATAACAAATAATGTAGATGATGAACCTAGCAATATCATTTTGCATCTTAAATGTTGCTTGAACGATTTGGCTGAGAATACGCACATGGAAGACAGCATCGATTCTTTTAGCTTTCAAAATAATTCTAATCTTGATTTGTCTTATGTAAACAATAAACAAAATGAAAAAATGACTGCGTTGAATAATAGTGTATTTATTAACGTCACGAAGGAAGTTGACCCTGCTCAAGTAATAGATGATACAAGTGTAGACAGCGACGACCTAAATGAATACAAGAATAAAGAAAAAACTATGAAAGCAATTAATATTAAGCTCAAGGAGTTGCAGAAAAATCTACATAATAATAATATAGACGACAAAAAATCAGCTTGTTTTTGGTGCACATATGATTTTGATAATCCACCTATTTTTATACCTAAGTATCATATTAAAAGTACGTATCATGTTTACGGATGTTTTTGCAGTCCTGAGTGTGCTACTGCTTACTTAATGAAAGAAGACATAGATAAATCTTCTAAATTTGAAAGATATTACTTGCTGAATTACATTTATTCGAAAATATATGACTACAAAACTAGTATTAAACCTGCGCCTAACCCAGAATATACGCTGGATAAATTTTACGGTAACTTATCTATACATGAGTATAGGTCTTTATTGAAAAACGACAGATTATTCTTGGTAGTGGATAAACCATTAACCAGATTGTTACCCGAGTTGCATGAAGATACTGACGACTTTATAATAAGTAATAAAACGATACCTTGCAGTAGTTATAACTTGAAGAAGCATCATAAAAAAGAAGTCAAAGCTGATATATTGAATAAAACATTTGGACTAACATAAAAATGATTTTTGATTGTATCTTAATTGATTATGTTATTTATTTGCAGATAAAATATCATAATCACATCTCAATCACTTTAATTTTGTTTCATTATTTTCTTTTCGTTCGTTATAGTCACGCATAGCATTATCTAGCTTGAACCTCATTTGCTTGTATATTTCTTGATTCAGATTCACTTTATTAACTTGTGGTTTTGGTTCACTTATACCTAGATACTTTTTAATTACTTTTTCTACATCGTAGTTATACAATTCAAGTTGTTCTGTAGATTCCTCTTTGGTATAGTCAGTTTGTCTCATTACCATACCTACTAATTCGGGGATTTTATCATTTTCTACTATAGTTATAGTGTCTTCTTCCATATGTTCTAAATAAATTAATTTTTAAATCATATTAAACGAATAATGATATTATAAATTAGTATTAATGACATCCGAGTTCAATATAGATAATGCTTTGCCTAAAATAAATGAAATTATAACTGAAGAGGTTAGAAAGCAACATGAAGAAAAATATAAAAAATATGTATTGTTAGATAGATTAGCGAATGATATTACAAGTTTGCCTTCTTTTGCAGATTACTTGAATTATAACAACAATCGTAATATGGAAAACAAGGGTTGTGACGCTACAGAACAATTAGCTAGTTTAGCTAGTAATAGTAATTGTGAATCATCATTTATGTTGTACAAAATAGTGAACATGCAAATAGAAATCGATAACCTAAAAAAGTATATTAAAACTACAGAAAATGATAAATGTGATGATGATGATGTTAGTAGTATAAATGATAGTAATAGTACTACAACAGACGAAAATATCAAACTTGAAATTAATGAAAAACATAGTAGTACAGAAGAAGAAATCAAAACTATTCAGTATGATGGTAGATTGGCATGCAATAGTGAGTATACATTTACGAATGGCGTTGTATCATGTAATAGCGTAAAAGATAACCAAGAAGGTGGTGTTGAGGATGATGTAACTGCACCGACACAAGAGGAACAAGAGGAACCAGAAGAGGAACAAGAGGAACCAGAAGAGGAACAAGAGGAACCAGAAGAGGAAGAAGAGGAAGAAGAAGGTAAAGAGGAAGATGAAGAAGAAGCAGAAGAACATGAAGCCGAAGCTGAAGAGGAAGAGGAAGAGGAAGAGGAAGAGGAACCAGAAGAGGAAGAAGAGGAGGAACCAGAGGAACCAGAAGAGGAAGAAGAGGAAGAAGCTGAAGAAGAGGAAGAAGCTGAAGAAGAAGAGGAAGTTGAAACTGAAACCGAAGAACAAGAGGAAGAGGAAGTTGAAACTGAAACCGAAGAACAAGAGGAAGAGGAGGAACAAGAGGAAGAGGAAGATGAAGAAGAATTATTCGAAATCGAAATAAACAACAAAACATATTGTACAAACGATGAAAATAATGGAATAATATATGAAGTAAATGATGACGAAATTGGAGATGAAGTAGGTAAATTTATAAACGGTAAACCCAAATTCAATAAATAGAAATATAAATAAAATATAATTTAAATATAACTACTTGTTAATGTCTAACATGCAACTGACCCCATCTTTTGTGTATCGCCCTATCCTGGTAATATTTACTCTGTTTTTTTTACAGAGAATACAAATATTAAAATACGACAAAGAATCATTAAAGGCACAATTAATGAAACTGTCATATTCTGGAATATATACTTTAAGCTATGGACAAATACAGATGAATAAATTAAAAAACAAAATTATAAGCAACAAATACAGCAGATATTTTATTGATAGTTTTAAAAATATAAAAAGAAAATTCAAAGGAAACGATGAATCAAGTAATCCAGTCACGCTACAGTTTATCAAAGATGGAAATATAGTAAATACGCTAAGCGATACCGATTTAAAAGGTAATAAAAAGTTAGACGTAGTTTCTGAAGCGTACGATGTCATACTATTTTCTTATAAAGACAAAGATGATGATAGTAAACCTACATATAAAAAGTTGTTAGAGTCATATGAAAACGAAAAAGATTTAGAATTAAATTTATCCGAATATAAGTTCATCCTATTTGAGATTGAGGTAAATGATAAAATGATAGATATGCCTCTTGTTACTTCAGAATACAACTACTACATGACAAACAATATAATAAATAAAGATGTAGTAAAGTATTTATTGAAAACGCATAGTGATTTGAATATTGATGATTTAGATAGTTTAGATAATTATAATATAAATATAATAGATGCAGATGTAAATACGGTTAAAGTCCCATCAGATAAAGCAGTCAAAATACTGGATGATGGTTATGAAATAATATAACAAAATAATATAAACAAAAGTACTAATAAATAGTATAATGGTATCAGTGATGGACATGCAGAGTGATAAATGTAATAACACCGAAAAACACATGTTGTCAGATACCTGGGTGCTGTGGGCACACCTACCACACAACATAGATTGGAGTCCGAATAGTTATATTAATATAGCCGAATTTGATACATTAGAGTATACTATTGCGATTGTAGAGTATTTGCCAGATTCGCTAATAGATAATTGTATGCTATTTATGATGCGAAAAGGTATAAAACCATCATGGGAAGACCCCAGAAATAGAAATGGTGGTTGTTTTTCGTACAAAGTGTCTAACCGTAATGTGAATCAATCATGGAAAGAGCTCACTTACTCAGTAGTTGGAGACATGATTAGTAGTAAAGAAGAATTCGTGAATTGTGTAACGGGTATAACAATTTCCCCTAAAAAAAATTTTTGCGTTGTAAAAATCTGGATGACAGATTGTTCAAACCAGGACTCAAGTGAAGTTGTAAAAACAATAAAAGACATTACAAGTACAGGATGTATATTCAAAAAACATGTACCCGAATATTAGGAATATTATTTTCATAACAATCAATCGTATAAATATATAATTATTACACTATAACTAAATCATAATCATTAAATATAATCATAATCATTAAATATAATCATAATCGTTAAATATAATCATTAAATTATATATATATTACTTTAATGATTTAATAATTTTTTAATGTCTCGAAAACTTTGAACCCTATTGCGTTGACTATAAATGCCCTGATATTACAATATAATAATCCTGAAAATAACGCGCCTTTTCGATAAGCGTCTCTTATTGATAGTGTATGGTTCGACTGTATTCTTGTTTTTATCGTGTCTATAGGATATGTAAAAACCCATGATGTTACACCAGCACATCCACCCGAAATTTCTATTGGTATATCATACCCTCTAAGTGTTTTGTACGTATTAAAATAAAGCATATTAGCAGGTATTTCTCGCATAGATACTATATGAACTTTATTGAATGATTGTAATACATTAGTAGGTAAGTTTTGCTGTCGATTAATCTTATAATAGTCGAATGGTGTCAGTATTGTGCTATTAATAATCCCTGTATAAAAGGATGATACCAAATAATTATTGGTAATCCTTGAAAAGTAGTCACTAAAAAAAAATCCACTACCACAAAGTATTGGGTTTTGTATTAGTGGGTATTTTATCCCTTTGTATAGATTTGCGAACGTAATATCTGATTTACGATTGTTCTGCTTCCAAACAGTAAGTGTGTCTAATGGAAACCCGACTATTGTTTGTATAAGTCCGCTCATCATTCCAGACAATAATACTTGTCCAGATTCCATAATAGTTTATAATAAAAGTTGTTTATATTGTTTGGTATTTGTCTCATTTTTCTTTTTAGTCGGTGTAATTAATTCGGTGTAGGAAAAGGTCGTTGGTTTTTTTCAATTTTAAGAGGATAAGGCATAACAACTGGCTCTTTTTTATACAAATTAAAAGTAGGTAATTCATTCAACTTGGGTTTCACAGGCGCGGCAGGGTTTACCAAATTAGTAGAATTGATTCCAAGCAAAAAGGATTCGATATCTGTGGAATTTTTAGATAATTTGTTATCAGGTATCTGTCCTGGATTTAACCCATTACCAGCTAATCTGGTATCATATGCTGCTCCGTACTGTGAGTTAGGATACAAAGTATAATTGGAATTTTGTTGATATTGCCTTTGTTGTAAGCAGTAATCGCCAGATGTATTAATATTTCTAGTAGAAGCCATTCTATATATAATAAAAAATATTAATTTTTGACCATTTCAGTTAATTGCTTAATTATTCCAGTATTTATATTATTACTATTGATAATGTCGCACAAAAATTGGTGAAATAAATACAAATAATCATATGAAAACAGTACATAAAACCCATCGAATCTATCATCTGATAACATTCTGTTTGCTAAAGTATCCAATAATGGATGTAGAGATTCTATGCCTTTAACCCTTTCGTATAAAAGTTCCATTTCTTCGTTAATAGCTTTTTCATCGAATATATTCAATCCAAATATATTCAAAAAGTCTTCTTTATATATCACGTCTTTAATATCGTGTTTGTCCTCTTGTGATAATTTTTGTAGCTCATCACGTGAAAACATTATATCTTCATTATCATACCAACACTTATAATTACTATTATACATATTTATACTATCTATTTATTCATAAATATGTATTTAAATTGTAATTGATTCAAATTAATTACACGTATTGTTTGGTGGTGTGTTTGTCGAAGTAATCACTATCTCTAGTTAATTCACGGGATGGTACACCTCCACGAACCCATCCTTCATGTGCAACACCCTCAACACTATTTGCAGGATTAGTTACCTTATCTTTTACAGCTGGTAATAAAGGTGTATGATGATATTTAATATAACTCTGCTCTGTTGTATTGGTAATACTTTTTTTGTTGGTTATGGCTTCGCCTTGTTGAATTTGTGATTCAATCACAGGATTAACAGCACCTCTTCCTAAATATGGTACTGTGGCGAATGGTCTTTGAAATAAGTCAATTCTGCATTTGGGGTTTGTTTGAACAGTTCCAATCTGTAGGTAGGATGACTCGTTAATATTAGACCCGCCGCTGGCACTATTATGACCACCGTTATACATAACACCTGGTTGTGATGTGGCAAAGTTAATAGGTTTTTTCATAGTAGAATCATTAGAAAAGTAATTTTGTAGGGAATAATTGCAAGAATTTACGTTCTGTAGCTCTTCTTGAGATATGCTACAGTTATCTAAACCTATGCGTGACATTTTATCAAAGGTATAGCTAGATGTATTTTGAGACATTATTATATATAATATATAATAATTTATTTTACTAAATAGTTTATAAATTGTTATATAAATTGTTATATAAATTGATGTATTAGTATATTACCTCTTATATAGAAATCAAAATTAATAAAATGTATAACGATAGTTATTCTTCTCTCTTTGAATGTTGTCTTCTATGCTACTTCCCTTTGCAGATGGCATATTACCATACAAGAATTTTCCGTAGGCACCCTGGTCATTAGCAACACGCGTGTTAGCAGTAGTATAAAAGACACGATTAGAGTTGTCTAATCTAAAATTCTCCCATAAACTTCCGAATAATTGTTTATTCGTGTTTTCTATATCAGGGTTCATGAATTGTACTGATTTCTTAACATCCTTTGTAATATTAGTATCTACATCAGGGTTGAAGGCAGGTGGTGCTGCTAATCTTTTTGGTTCATCGTTAATTTGGGTTAGCAATACATTACTAAATGGATTTTTCTGGTTACCTGGCTTAAAATTATTTTGTAGCACCTGATTTAATTCTACACCATTCGTAGATGTATTCCCATTTGAATTTCCTGTTTTACCGTCTTGATTCGAGGCAATCACATTTATTTGCCCACCCTTTGAGAACCCCTCTTTTTTTTTGCATTTTGATGTATTGTAATTGAAAAAAAGGTATATGACAAATATTGTAATAACTCCTACGACTAATAATCTTACTGAAGATGTTAAAATATATCCTAGAACTGTGATTAAAATAATAAATCGTGTAACTGCGTTAAATCGCTCTTCTTGTGTCATTTTAGCCTGTGGCCATATATCAAATATATAATCTTTATTAAATAATATGTAAGGATCATTTGACCAAAATGAAATCATTTATATATATATAACCAGTTTTTTAAAAACTGTTATTCGTTTTCAAATATCTTTTTTTTTCTATTGTGATTCCTTTACTATCGTTGGTTGGTTCTTGTATATATTCTTTTATTGATTCATGCATTTGTAATCTTAAGCTGTTCAAAGTAACTTCTTTGTATTTTTTATATTCTGTTTGAACTCCTAAAATATGCGAGATTACATAAATTGTAAGAACCAGTATTCTTAAAGCAAGTGTTGGTGGAAAAGCAGGAAATAAAAACAAAAATATTTCAAACAATTTGAATAATAAGTAACTCGCATAATACTTAACATTATCACTTAACATTATCACTTAATATACCATATTTTTAAATTAAATTTTATATAGATTTAATTTAATTAGTTTATTTACTTTTTTGCGCCCTTCTTCTTTTTATTCTGTTTATTCTGTTTATTCTGTTTATTAGGGTTATTCTGCGTATTCTGCTTGTTCTCTGATGCTGAAGATGACTCGCAACCCTCTTGGTTGGTATTACTAAATATATCTAATATATCTTTTTTGCTTTGTTCTTGTTGTTCAACTGTTATTGATTGCATTTCCCTTATTTGCCTTGCAATTTCATCTGCTTTAGCTTTTTTATTTGCTTCTAGTTTACTCTTCATTCTTTCCTTCTGTTTGGCTAATTTCATTTTTCGTTCTAGTTGTGCTTCCATAGCTCCTGTGTTAAGCTTTGCATTACCCCCTAAACCACCCATCGCACCTAAACCACCCATCGCACCTAAACCACCCATATCAGGCATACCCATTTTGCTTAACATAGATTGAACCTCTGACATTCCTTGCATGTTCTTCATCTTATTCATAATTTGCGTAGCTTCGCTTATTAATTCACTTTCTTTAATCTCTCCTGATTTCATCTTGTTATCCAACTTACTTCCCACACTCTGAACCAACCCCATCAACTTACTTGGGTTTTTAATCAGAATGTTCACAACGTCTTTCATATCACCCGCGTTTTCCATGTCCAAATTAATGTTTTGCGCGGTTTCCTCAGCAATCTCTTTCGCCAAGTTTCCCAATTTTCCGTCTAGCATTCCCGTTATATGTTCATGAATGTCCTGTGCGTTAGGTATGTCTTCCATATTAAACGTATTGTTATTAGCACTCTTATTCTCACCGTCTGTGTCTGTGTCTGTGTCTGCGGTTGCATTATTAGAAGAATCAAATATTTCTTGCATTTTAATTAAGGTATCTTCCAGCTTGGTTTTAAATTCATCTTGGTTAATCAGGTCAAACAATTTGGTAGTGTCACCGAATGCCTCCTTATTTTCTAATGTACCTATTATTGAAAAAACAATCAACTGCAAGTATTTCCACATAGTTTCACGTGTTTTATCACTAATGTCAAAACTCCATAATGTTTTGAAATGAATATGTGGTAAAAACTCAGTATCAATCGTAGAATCAGGTTTGAATATTTCCTCGTTCTGATATAAAATATCAATAAATCTATGAGTTAGCCGTTTCTTGCAAAAGTCAAATGCAATTTTTGTACTAGTAGTAATACCTTGTTCGAGTGCCTCCTTGCGCTCTTCTTCATTTTCGATGTATGTATACTCACTTTCGAACTTCCACCACTTACTAATTAATGGTGTGTACTCGGGAAATGTATTATTTAGGTCACGGACAAAATCTTTCAATACTCGGGCAAATTCTTGAGGAACTTGTGTGTCATTTGACATCGGTAATTATAACATTATTATAATTAATATGTTTAAATTGAACTAATTATAATATATATTTATTAACAATCAATAATTAATAATCAACACATTAATGATAATTTTGATAAATTCTGAATATATTTCATAGATTTTGCCTTATCATCTGGATTCATGTCTTTTAGTGAGGACCTCATTCTATCGATGGCTTCAATAATAACTTTATTATTAGGATTTATTGCTAGATCATCACTATAATCCTTGTTGATAAAGTAATCAAGGTCCCCATTTTCAATTTTTGATATATATTTTCCTACAATTATTGTTTTCCATATTTCAGGAAGTATTTTTGGGTTTACCTTTCTTATTTTTGTTAGAGCATTTTTTGCAGATAATACGTCCACATTATCAGGAAAAACACGAGTAATGTCTTCGACAAATTCTGTAAAATGATTATTGAATGCCTTTATGATGTTGGTAGTTGCCATAGAATATATAATATAAATAATTTATCTTTTTAAATATTTTTAACTAATTATTGTAAAAAAAGATGATAAATCTTATTAATTAGATGACGTACAACAACTGTTTAGACACCTTCTTGATATTCTTGATTAATTGGTTAACATCTTTTGTACGATAAATTGTGCCACATTTCATATTACTACCCCCTTTTTGTTCTGATGATTTAATGACATCACTCGGACGTATTTTTATTTTAACTGGTTTTTCTATGATTGGTGTCATACTTGGTATATCTCTTCGTATAAAAAGAGTACAAAAACTAAATAATGCAATCAATCCAGCTGCTGCAAATGCACCATATGCAGCTGGACCACTTAGGTCTTTCTTCGCAAGTTTAATCATCATATAAACAATCACAAACGTAATAATAACTTTGTAAAATCTGAATAATTTCCACATAACGCCCTTGAAAGAACTATCTTTCCCTCCCTTACCATTATCATCAACTTCTATTTTAGAGACGAATGTAACAATACTCAGGAATATAGAGACAATTATAAAGATCTGTAGAAACCAAGTTACCCCTGTGAAGAATCCCATGAAGAATATTATCACGAAAAATATTACTTTGAATGTTATATATAGACCAGTGATAACCGTCTCGCCGATTTCGGTAGGTACACGACACATTACCTTATCTGTATCTGGAGTTGTATCTTTGTTATCTCCGCCCGTCAACTTAGGTAACCCAGGAGGTAACCCAGTAGGTACAACAGGAGGTACAACAGGAGGTACAACAGGAGGTAACCCAGTAGGTACAACAGGAGGTACAACAGGAGGTACAACAGGAGGTACAACAGGTACTGTAGATGCCACCTTAAGTACCTGTCCTGCAGGTGTCGCAGAGACTAGAGATTTTGCCACTACTGCTGCGGCTTCTTCGGGGGGTGGCATCGTACACTCTTGACAATCATTATATTCAAAAAATAAAACCATATTCGCAAACCATAAAAACGAAAAATACCCAAAATTCAAAATAACTAATCCAAATAATACAAACATCATAAATATTGGACCACCTGCCACAATCAACCATTCCCACAAATTATCATGCATGTATTTTAATACCCCTACTAGCATCTTATAATCAAAAGAAACTAAAGGGGCTAAAACATTCCATACGTATTTTTTTAAGCATGTCATATCCTCTTTCTTTCCAGCAAAACTTTTTACTAAATCAATCAACCAACCACCTTTATTTTGTTCTCTAGTTTCTGAATCTGTAAAACTAATTTTTTCGGAACGATTAGGGTCTAAGAAAATTGTAGTAAATATATTACTAACCTTTTCACCATCAACTGGTTCTGGACCTTTTTTATCATCTGTGAATGGGTAGTACTCACCATTTGTAGGAATTGTCCCTGATACTGACGCCTTACAACCATAAAGAACAGCTGTTGACGCAATAAAGTATAATATTATTAATATAATCTTACCTATAACCTCAGTTAGATATTTTGTAATTTTTTTTCTTTCCTCATCATATTTAGACATATCACTTATAATAAATTAATAAAATAATAAAATATAATTTACTTTATTATTAAATATAATAATATGATTACGACTATAATATAATATAAAATAAATATATGAGAGTAAAACAAGTCAATTCAATTATTAATGCGTGTAAAAAGAATATAAATATTCGCCTAATTATCTCTGTTTTTTTATTACTAATAGTTGTATATTATGTTATTTATGTAGTAAATAAAGAATATAACAAAGAAGGTTACGACACACATAACCCAGAGTATACACATCGTGTTGACTTACCTATCAATTCTGTTTATACCTGTAAAAATATGTGCGGTAATTCGCGCTGTTATATTACAGGTCACCAGTGCACCTCCGATATTGATTGTCCAGGATGCGACCCAGACGAACCACCCCGTAAAAATAAACAAACCAAGGAAGTGCCTGGAAATAATGAATCGGGGAAATTGACATTCAGTCAAGCACCTAGATATTCAGAATTAACAAGTGATATTGGTACAACGTCTGCAATCATTAATAATAATAAGTTTGGCAAGGTTGCCCAGGCAAATTTTGGTAGTGATACATGGTCATCTCAATCCAATCAAGACAGAGAGATGCATGACTCCAAATATAATAAAAACAGTAAAAAGGGTAATTTAAAATTCACGCCCAATTATCCTGTTCGTTACAGTATACTGGGTGATTATACAGATGATGGCCCATTAGCGTCAAATGCATACTTGTCATAATTACTCATAATTACATTCAATAATAATATAATTTTGAAACTATCTATCTATATTCTGGTTAAGTGGCATATACTAGACCTGCATTACCACCAACAAATGTGACCATGTTTATCCTTTCTTCAAAGACATACAAGTCAAAGTTATAATCATAGATTCTCCAGGTAGGTTTGTTTATACCAATAACTTCCCCTGAGTTTTCATCACAAACAGTAAGAACCTGTGCATAAGGGTCAAAAGGCGGTGATATGGTTGTAAACTCAAACTCTACATTCGTAAAACGGCTCATATTCATGGCACCTGCGGGTTGCAGATTAAATGGCGACGTATCAAGAGTAAAGTTGTAACAGTAAAGTCCATCTGGTGCCTTGCCAGCTGTTCGCACATATTTCTCCACATAGTTATAAACGTAAGCAGGTAATATATTTTCTCGATACTCGCCATCAACCAATATACCTAAACCAATTAAGATACTTTTCAAGTTTTGCGGATTGTACACACCCGATATAGCAAGCCCACTTAAGGTACCATCTGGATTTGTTCCAGGTCCAATATTCTTGTACGGTGATAATTGATTTGGGTTTTGATAAGCCCCAGTACTACTAGCAGGTACAGCAGGTGATGGAGGGTAGTCATAAGGCCAATTCGTATAATTTGACCACTCATTTCTCAAATTCGCGTCACTTCGTCTAAAAAAAAACATCCAGCTTGACACCATACCAATAGAATCTAACTGTACTTTGTTACTACCTGTTACATTATAAAATCGTTTTGCGTGTACTTGTTTGAATAAATATTTTTGCTCATTTTTCGCGAATAGTTTAGATTCGTCGTTTGACAAAAAACAATAAGTGCAATTCAAGTTAACATCAGGGAACCATACACTTCGTGTATCTATATAAGAACTTATCCCTAACTCCACATCAGGAGGTGTTTGTAAAAATCTATGCATTTGATCGTATGTTCGGTTGAAATTAGGTGCAACATAAGGGTAATTGTTATTATAATCAAGAACATCTCGTATTCTGAATAGTTCGCTTATCGGACGTATTGTTATTTGAATAGTCAACTCATTATACTGCAACGACACTAAAGGAAATGCCATTTGACTTTTTAGGTTGAACCAACAATTCAGCGGAACAAGAACTCTTCGCGAGCCGATAGATGGTTGAGCTCCAGCAGGATTGTCAGTAAAATATGCATTTGGGTATGTGTTTACATATGGACCCGCATTAGCAGGGTCATTTAGTTCTGGAACATGGCCTATCATTCGATTGAATAAATCAAGCTTGGTTGTACTAAAATCGCGATGAACCGCGGACAATAGATAATCGCCTGTGAATTCTTGCAACTTCTGATTCCCACAGTTCACTACTACTTTGCTAATTAACTGTGCACCTAAATTTTCTATCCATTTGAATTCATAAGGCGCCCAATCGGTGTAACCCTCGCTCCCGTCTGGGTTCACAATTTTTCTAGGAGGTAAAATTGGGCTCCATATGTTGGGCAATTCAAAAGACAAATAACAATCCATTAGCAAATCAGCATATCGTTTAATTTTGAATGTATAAAGAGTTTCAGAGGTTAAATTTAACATGGGGCTTCCTTCGAGATCTATTCTGAAATTTTGTTTACCAAAATTGGTATATTTTGCATATGTAGTTTTCCAAAAAGTTTTACTAGGGTTACCATTTAATATTACATTTTGTTGACCTGCACTTACTAGATTAAGCAATCCACCTGGCATAATATACTATTAAATTATAATAATAATAATTATTTAATAGATTTGATAATAATAATATAAAAATCCTATATTAATATAACGATGGATTTAACAAAAAATGAAGCTTTATCTTTTTCGATGATTAAAGATATGAATGAGAAACACGTATCATATATTCTTATAATAGCAGTTTTTACTGTATTAATTTGCATAGTTAGTTATCTAATTTATTTGAGAACATTACGTAAAGCAGAGTGTAACTACATGGATACCCTATATGGAACGGTGGATGGAAATATTAGGTCGATAGACCCATCAGACCCAGATTGTTCGGGAAATTTATATGATTATTACATTAAAACGGCATATAACGCATGTTCAGGTGGAAGTTATAAGAACAATTACGTCGATGTATGTAGTTTAAAAAGCGTCTTAAAACAAGGTGTAAGATGTTTGGATTTTGAAATCTATTCAATCAATAACAACCCTGTCGTTGCCACTAGTACAAGCGATAATTACTATGTAAAAGAAACCTTCAACTATGTCAACTTTTCCGATGTAATGGACACGATTGCTAATTATGCATTCAGTAGTGGAACAGCTCCCAATTTTAATGACCCTATTTTAATCCATTTACGTATAATGAGTAACAATCAAACGATGTTGTCTAATTTAGCATCGATTTTTCCGTCATATGATGACATCATGTTGGGTAAAGAATATAGTTATGAAAACAAGAATACCAATATGGGTAAAGTACCTATTACAAAACTAATGAACAAATGTTTGTTGATTGTTGACCGTTCCAATACTGCTTTCTTGCAGAATGAGGACCTAATGGAATATGTAAATCTAGCGAGTAATTCAGTTTTCATGAGAGCATACAAATATAGTGATATTTATGGAAACCCAGATGTGCACGAACTTACCGAATATAACAAAAAAAGGATGACAATTGTGTTCCCCGATAGTGGTAGTAATCCTGTTAATCCTAGTTCCATGTTATGTAGAGCATACGGATGCCAAATGGTAGCGATGAGATATCAATATGTAGACCAATATTTAGAAGAAAATGCGTTGTTTTTCGACAAGGCGACTTATGCATTCGCACTCAGACCACAGAAACTGCGATATAAACCAATCATGGTTAAGGATCCTACCCCTCAAAACCCTAAATATTCTTACGGTACACGTAATGTTTCTACTGATTATTACAGTTTTAATTTCTAAGACACACTACTAACTAACCACTAACTAAGCACTAACTAACCACTAACTAAGCACTAACCAATCAAAAATATCATATTTTTAAAAATAATATAAAAAATTACACGTTATTTATATTATCGAAAAAAACAATTTATGCTTCTATACACCCGTAGTTATGATAGTTTACCAATCTATCAAGATAATGATACTGATAATGATAATGATACTGATACTAATAATACTATAATATCAAGAACAAAAAATAAGAGTGTGACGTTTGATGTATGCAGAGAGGTAATTTATGTATTCGACCTGAGATATTCTCAATATAGAAATCAATTGTGGTGGAGTCAACCAGAACTAGACGTTATAAATAGTAATTTTAGAAGGGAATTATCTGATATATTGGTTAGTTATCCTCATATTGATATTTATTTAGCACGTAAACTATTATTAGATTTCGAATGAATTTATAGATTTGTATATTTGTATATTTATAGATTTGTATATTTGTATATTTATAGATTTGTATATTTATAGATTTATATATATATTTATATATATACACGTATGAAAAATAACTTTAATAAATGTCAAGGTACCTTTGAGGATTGTGAATTGGCTATATTAAGAATGGCAGTTGACAACGCTGGAGATAAACTTGCGCGTAGAAAATTAAACTCACCAGAAATAACCCAAATTATATCAATTGTAGAAGGTTTTTTGAAACGTAAGAATCTAATCTGTTACGGTGGTACTGCAATCAACAACATATTGCCTGTTAAAGACCAATTCTACAATAAAGATGTGGAAATACCAGATTACGACTTTTTTTCACATAACGCGTTGAATGATGCGAAAGAGTTGGCGAACATATATTATCGTAATGGTTTTGAAGAAGTCGAAGCTAAAGCTGGCCAACATTACGGTACATACAAAGTTTTCGTAAACTTCATACCTGTTGCGGATATTACATTACTTTCCAAAGAAATTTACATGAATTTGAAAAAAGAATCGGTTAGGGTTGCTGGGATATTGTATGCGCCGCCGAACTTTTTGCGTATGGCGATGTATCTGGAGTTATCGAGACCTGCAGGTGACACTAGTCGTTGGGAAAAGGTATTAAAACGAATCATGCTTTTGAATAAACACTATCCATTAAAAAACAGTTCTTGTGAAAAGATCGATTTCCAAAGAAACATGGAGAATGAAAACAACGAAGAAATTATATACAACACCGTCAAAGATGTATTTATTAACCAAGGAGCCATTTTCTTTGGTGGTTATGCAATTTCTTTGTACTCAAAATATATGCCCAAAAAAATAGGTCATAAATTAAAGAAAATAGCGGATTTTGATGTCTTATCCAAAGAACCAGATGTAACTGCGCAAATTATAAAAGAAAGATTAGCAGATGTTGATATCACAAATGTATCAATAAAAAAAAGGGAACCAGTAGGCGAAATTGTGCCTGTACATTATGAAGTCCGTGTGAACAACGACACCATCGCCTTTATTTACAAGCCGATCGCATGTCACAGTTACAACGTTTTAAACATCAAAGGTGAAAAGATTAGAGTAGCCACGATCGATACTATGTTGAACTTTTATTTAGCTTTTCTATACACGAACAGACAATACTTTTCAGAATTCAAAGATAGAATATTATGTATGTCGCAATTCTTGTTTGACGTGCAACAAAAAAATCGGTTAGCACAAAAAGGATTATTGCGGCGTTTCAGTATTAATTGCTATGGTCATCAAGAAAGTGTCGAGGAAATTCGTTCTCACAAAAACGAGATGTATTTGAAACTGAAGAATGATAGAAACTCGCCTGAATTCGAAGAATGGTTTTTGAATTATAAACCATCGGCTAGTAGTAATGGTTCTTATAAAAAGTCTACATCAAGAAAATCAAATAATTCTTCGTCAAAACAAAACAAACAGACAAAACAGAATAAACTAACAAAACCAAAGACCAAGAAAAATAAGCGTGCTAAGAAAAAAGCATCCAACGCTGAAAAAAGTAGACAAAACAAATTATTTAAACTAATATATGGTAAGAATAAGAGAACCAGAAAGAATAAACCATAGAATATAATGGTCCTATATATAGGACACATACACGCGCACACTCAGGAAACCCAGGTCCCGTCCCCATTATATACAATAATGACGCAACATCTCAAGCCATATATCCTTTATTATAACAGCTGTTATTTTAGAAAACAAACTATCTTCAATATATGGAAATATATATTTTTTTGCATATATTATAGCATATACTGTGTAGACAAACATCATTTCAAAAGATAATTTAATTTTGAACATTAGTTTGTTTTTGACATTCCATTCATCCAAGTAACTACACATATTAGTTTTAGTACCCTTTATAAAAAAGTTGTGTATATCTAAAATGCCTGATAAAGAACGATGTGTAAATGAGTTTTCATTTTTTATACTAAATGCGTCTATAAATTTGTCACTACTTAGTAATTCTATATGCAGTATTTTTACGTTGGACTCCTTCTTGAAGATAAAGGGGGTGAAACCATCTACATATTTGTCTTCATATAGAAGACCACCATTTATTACAAAGGGCAAATAGCAAGATTTGGTGATTGTTTTGAAAATCTCTTCTTTCGATTTGTATGTCGACTTTACTATTTTTTTTACTTTTTGCGCGTTGTAGTATGATATGAATAATTTATCGTTTACTAATTCACAAATATTATCAGGTATATTCTTTTGTATGAGAGATTCTATATCGGCAATAAAAGATAAATTATAATTATCCTTTATTTTTTTTACAAGTGTATCACCTATATCATTCATGTAATCGATATCATTTGACAAGTATATGAATGCCATAAGTGCACCTATACTTGCTCCTGATATGCGTCGTATTTTTATATAGTTTTTGTGTTCCATTTCTTTCAAAAAACTGAGGGCTCCTATAAGATAACTTCCGTTAATCAATCCTCCGTCTAAAATTAAGTCGATTACTATTGGTTCGTGCTGATTGGATAGTTTTTCTGGTAGGTTTTCTACTAACTTTTTTGAATATTTACTAATCATACTAATTGAATACTATAGTAATAGAATAATTTAGGTATTATGATACGAATTATAAAATAATCAACATTTATTATTTTATAAATATATAATATAAGATACAACACATGAATAGTAATAATAACCAAATTAATAATACAGGGGAAACCCAAAACCAATTTCCAGGATTAGTTGATAAACTAACGATTTTACCATGTACACAAGAAAGAGTAGCAGGTCTGAATATACTTGAACTTGAACAACAACCAGCAACCAACGTTAAACAGATTGATCGCGACGATATGTATAAATTGTGGCGTAGAGATACGGGTATTGGTAACGTGTTTGAGGATGCTAGACAAAAAGCTTTATCATTTGGCGAGCCTAATAATAATTTCAGGAGAGCAATGGTAGGTCCTGCCAAGGAACGTTCTTTTTTAAGGAGTGGTATTTTTAGTATTATTAATAGTAGTAGTAGTAGTCAAAAGAGATGTAAAGATATAGATACACAGGATAAATGGAGGATGTATGCACAGTATATAAAGGGAACCGTAAAGGAAGACAACAAAGGTAACGTAACATGTGTAATAGTATCACATCATAATCGTATGAAGAAACAAGGTAGTACAGCTGATAAAACAGACCCTCTTATACCTTTGACAAAAATCGCTCCATCAGCACCAGACAAAACAAATTGTGGGGTAAAATGTAATGCATATGCAAACAATTTTACTATACGTATCGAAATAGAAAAACCAAACAAAGATGGTGTAAATGAAGATGGTATAAAGATAGAAATTGTAGACCCAGGATTTCCAGATAAGGGTGCTTTTGCTAGTAAGGAGGCATGCAATAATAATACTGTTGAGGAAAATGAACAAGTTGAACAAGATAAAAATAAAGGAGGCGGAAAAAAATACTTGTATTGTACGAAGGACAGTTATAATCAAATAGACGATGAAACATTAAGAGCATGGCTCAAAAATGCTTTTTATCATAATAGTAATAAGGATAAAGATTTTATCGAACAAAAAGGTAAAGTTGTCATATATTTTATAAGACACGGAAATTCAATACATAATAAACCTACCAATGAAAAAATGGTAGACAGTAGTCTGACTTATTTAGGTATGACTCAAGCAGCACAATTAGGTTATAATATAGCAAACTATATAGAAGACAATTCAAATTTATGCAAAGATTTTATTAATCCAGCTGCACAACCAAAAGTTCTATTATGTGGATCATTTTTGTCGAGAACCCAATTAACAGGTCTAATATTCTTAGCTTCTTTATACAGGTCTTGCACACAAAAAAATAATAATATATCAAATACTAACACCATAGATAATATAAAAGAGGTTCTTACTAATGGTGACACGTGTTTTGACAACAGATTGAAGGGTGCATGGAGTTATCTTATGAAAAAAGCTGTAACAAATCAACAAAAATATAATTCTAAAATAGATAAATATATAGAATATGAACCTTTACAATCTATTATTACAACTGGGATAACCGGCGATTCAGATAAAGCTGATAAAATTTATGAAGCGTTAAAAATCAAATACAGTTCTTCTACTACAGGTGGACGTAAAACAAGAAAGCATAAACGTAAATCAAGAAAAATGACTCGTAAAGTAAGGGTTAAAAGGGCAAGTAAAAGGGCCAATAAAAAGGCAAGCAAAAAAGGGCATAAAAAGAGAAGTAAGAGAGTACGCAAAATGTAGAAGTAATATAAAATAGTAGACAAAACAATACATATTTGTGCGAACTTAAATATTCAAAGGTGTAAATATATTATATGAAATCGTATACGCGAATTCATATAATTATGGTCAATACAACACCTCACATCACATCATATCATATCATATCACATCACGTTCTTGTTCTCCTGTAACCGCGATATGTATTTTTCCTCTGAATTGTTACAAGACAGATAAATGTTAATCAGCTCAGCAGGCGAATACAAATACTCATTAATCTTTCTAACTTGATTTTCACATATTCTCTTTTCAAAAAAATGTTCATGGATTTCTTGTATTACATCATGGTTTGCCTTCTTGAGCTCCTGACTAATATCAATTCTACCAGGTCTAGTGAGCGCAGGATCCAGATGATTATAAAAATTCGACGTAACAATAATTATTCTTCCAGATGTCTCTTGAATACCATCCCACAAATTCAAGAAATCATCTAACGTCAAAGGGTCGTCATAAAGTATCATATTGGGACACATCATATCATTATTATTAGGATTGTTATGACTGTTCGATTGAGGAAATTTACGCATATCATATGTTATTTGTTGCGTTGAAACTTTACCACCAACTGTTGAACTATTATCATTTTTATAAGCTCTATCCTTGACAATTTCTCCTATACAATCAATATCTTCAAACACTATTATCTTCTTATCAAACATTTTACTACCTTCACTATTCAACTTGTTATAGGTGTTCTCAAAGAATATTTTCTTCAATTGACCGGTATTTTTAATCAGTTTAAGTGGTATAATGATTATGTCTCTTTTGGTTTTGTTTGCAATAGCCTTGATGAATGACGTTTTACCTGTACCAGGATCACCATACAACCCTATACCTAAATTGTAGGGTAACCCTTTATCATCATACCATTCTTTATTTTCCAAAAAAAAATCAATCTTGTTCAAAATTTCTTTCTTTTGTTCAAAAAATATATTGTCAAATCTACGGTTAGACTTGAATTCATTCTCGTCCCAAATATCTATCATTTCTTCATTATCTTTTAGCGTTAATGTACTTCTATTTATTGTGTATATGAACTGCTTGTTTATTCTGTTTTTCTCGATTTTAGCATTATAATCATGTGTAATTTTGTCCAAATGTTTCTTCAGTTGTTCGATTGATAAAACATGAGAATATATTGTCAGCGTAATATTTTCTATTATATAGGACTTGGACTTATCTCCTTCCATCTTATCATCTGTCGTATTAATGTTGATGTATATATCCTTGTATATCATAAAATCTGTAGTTTGTGATACCATATAATGGGTATCCTCAACACCTTTTATGTTATTATTCGAATACAGTTCTCGTATTTCATGAATTTCACTATTTGATGTATTAATATGACTCATTATATGATTCAATAATGCGTTAAAATTGGTGGAATAAACTGACGAAACATAAAACTCGCCATAATTGGAAGACGAAGTACACATCTTACCACTAATTACAATTTTACTTGCTTTTTTACGTTGAAAATATTCATATAAATCAGATAATATATCAGCAAATTTAAATTTATTAGAAATAGAAAACAAGGTCCCAATAAGAGAAAGTATTGTGGTTGTTAATAATGTGTCAACTACTGTATTACCAGTTTTTACTTTATCAAATATCATCATTCTTATTACATTAATATAGTTGCTATATGAATCAAAAAAATTAGTTAATTCCATTATAACAATATATCGATTATAACAATATATTATATCATATAAACCATTTAAATCATTTATATGATGTTATTAAACTCCACAAAGGACTACACGTAAATATATCTATGTATATAGTTTTGATATACATATGCAAAAGCTACTATGCAGATATTCCAGAATATGTCATGAAACAAGGACGATATGTTAATACTACTATTCATGTTGCTATCCAGATTGCCGTACCACGAAAATAGGTTTCAAAACTTACTAAAAATAAATTGTGTCTTGTATAAAATGTAATATGTCATAGCAAACAGAATACTGACAAAAATCATTCCATTTATTTTCATATTACCATCTTCCGCGTAAAACATAGGAAATAACTTGTATATTCTAGTTTTAAAAAATGGCATTTGAAATAAAAAATATAATATTGCCAGAAGCAAAGGCGTTTGCATGTCATTATATAGGTCATCTATGTTGTTGTTTCTAACAATTTTGTTGTTCATATTGTCAAAAATATAATTATTGTCGTGCGTTTCCTCTAAATAATCCTGATGTGCCTCTGGCATAGGAACATAGTTAGGCGTAATATTTGGGTCGGTCGTTATTTGTGAAGGGTTCATAGGAATATCCCGACTGCTTAATTGTGTCATACCGCTTGCGTTTGCTTGATTGATACCAGTTACGATTTGGTTTATAGTAGATTCATCCAGATTGATACCTGGTGTACCATTAGGTGCACTATTAGGGGGAGGACCTTGTGGTTGTGATGGTATAGATGGGTGTGTTTCTGTTGCAGTAACTACAACATTCTGCGATGTACCGCCACCAACTGGGTCCATTCTCAAATCACTAATATTTGTGGTTTCATTTTCAACACTCATAATTATTATAATGTTATAATACTTTTGATGTGAATTTACGCAAATTGCTCATTCTTCTGTATCTTCTATTCCTTATATGTTCTATTCCTTATATGTTCTATTCCTTATATCTTCTTTATTATTCGTCGTCACTATAAAAAGATATAATCTTCTTATCACTACTACATTTTGTGGCATGAGGTACAAATTTGTAACATTTATTATTTTCTCCTCTATATATTTTTTTTGATACATCTTCCAACGGCGGTGAACTAAACATAATACAATTTTTATTCTTACATACGGTTCTAAATAGCGAAGCTAACCCAAATCCTAGTATAACTGACATTATATTTCTTCCTCTAGTTGTATGTAAAAATCTAGATATATGTATCTGCATTATATAATGATTGGTTATTTTTTTTTATTATTAAAATGTTATTGTACTGGAATTGCGGAAATATCATCGGGATTTTTCGGACATGTTACTTCTTCTGACTTGTAGAAAAAGCAATTATCGGCCCTGTCTTTAAACAATACCTTATCTACATTTTCTGGCGAAGGATAAATATAGACCTTCTTTTTTTCTGGTCCTAAAATGTATACAAAAAATAGGCCTATTGCAAAACTTATCAAAAATACAGGTAGCGAAATATAGTTGAATATCATATAATTATAGTTTATATTTTATTTTATTTTATATGTTGAACGTGATATTCATATAACATTCATCAATACCTTGGCATCTGATGTTGAAAACTCTATATCAGCTAATTTATATTTATTTTGTATTAATGAATACGCATGTTCATTCGCATCAAATATCACTTCGTTCTCCTTATATTTAACCTGCATAGTTTTCTTTAAAAGAGGGTCTAATGTATCGGTATATAATTTGATTGCATCTACGATTAGTTCGTTATTGTTTGTAGAGTTGTATTCTTTAATTAATTTTTTAATCTCAGTTATAGCAATATTTATTTCTATCTCGTTCTTTGTAATGTTTTCACTAGTGCCTTCATTATCAATTATAGAATAATACTCATCCAAATAAATAGAGTATGTCTCGACGATAGTAGTTACATTTTCCTTCAATTTATTAAAATCTCCGACAACTTGGTCGCTGTTTGAATAACCAAACAATATGTTATTTTTGTATCTTATTATAGCTTCTTTATCACTCTTTACTTCTTCCTCTATATCCTTTAATACATCTGGAAATAGCTGAATCTCTGGTAGTTCTATCTTTATACTCAGGTTACATGGGTTTTCGGTGTTTCCACATATAGCCTGCAAAATACGTACTTTATTCCCATCTACTTTGCTAATTGTACTTGTAAATTTAGATCCACCTATATTTTTACATTTCACACACTTGTATTTTATTTTTTGGAATTCTCTTTGTTTTTCCTTTTTGCTTAAATCAGAGTTGTTAATGATTCTCATTTTTAATTTGGTATTAAACGTCTCATATTTTGATTTGAGTTTGTAATAATTGGACAAGGCATTATTTAAATCGTTGTGACTCATATTGTTAATTAATATATAAAGATACAAAATTATTTAATTTTATATATTTATTGTATTACTGATTTAATGTTTAGTTAATATTCATTTTCTCTAGTCCTTCCTTAAAACTTACACTAGGATTAAAGTTCAATACGCGTTGTGCTTTGCTTATATCCGCTTTACTAAAATTAATATCTCCAACACGTTCATCGCCAAAAATAGGTTTAATTGATACTCCTAGTATATCATTCAACGCGTCTACTAATTCTAATATAGTAGTTTCATTACCTGTTCCTATATTAAACACTTCTCCAAAACTCTCAGTATTATTAGTAGTTAAACCCAAAATATTGGCTTGTACAACATTATCTACATAGGTAAAATCGCGTGAGAATGTACCATCACCATTAATAACTGGCTGTCTACCTTCCTTCATTATGTCAACAAATTTCGATATTACCGCTGCATATGGTCCCTTCGGGTCTTGTCTTGGGCCAAATATATTAAAATAACGTAGACCAATACATTCCATACCATAACAACTTGTAAATGTATATCCATATAATTCGTCTATATGTTTACCGACTGCATAAGGGGATAATGAGTTGCCTATTTTTTGCTCAATTTTAGGCAAAGTTATGTCGTCGCCATAAACCGCAGAGGATGACGCATAGACTACTCTTTTTATACCAGCATCTTTAGCTGAAATGAGTATATTTATAAAACCATTTACGTTTGATTGGTTATTTAGTAGCGGATTGTCAATAGAAATAGGCACAGAGCATAATGCCGCTTGATGAGTAATTACATCAATATTTTGTACAGCTTTTTTACACATTTCTAAATCAGAAATATCACCATAGATAAACTCTAAATTGTCATACTTATCCAACAAAAATTGTATATTCTCTATTTTGCCAGTTTGCAAATTGTCAAGTACTCTTACAAATTTGGCACCATTCAATAGTAATGTTTCAACTATATTTGACCCAATAAATCCGCATCCACCAGTTACCAAAACACGTAACTCATGAATCATCGACATCGCTTATTTTATATTATGAAAAACATTTTATTTATTTACATAATACTACCATCCATGTTCAAAAACAAAAACGCAAAATGCAAAATGCAAAATGCAAAATGCAAAATGCAAAATGCAAAATGCAAAATTTAATAAATAATTTTAGTATTAATATCATTAACTTCTTTCTCCCAGTGTGGGAGACCTGTTATTAATTCTTGATGTGCTTGTTTCTTCGCTAACTCAAATTTCTGTATTTTAGATAAAATATATTCTTGTTTCTCTTTGTCCTTTTCGTATTTTTCAGCAGGCGATAGTTTCCCTTTATATTTCCATAACAGTATACCTACAGTAAGTATAACGAAAAAAAGTAACATACCAATATTGAAGACGTAATTTTCGAACTGTATTCTTACTTTGTTACAACGTTTCAACGATTCTCCTATATAGTGTTTAACCCCTGGCTCTGTTAATATGGGACGTCTATTCACAAAAAAACTATCCATATATTTTATGATTAAAAATATAAAATAAATTATACATATTATTTATATGAATAGTATTCTAAATTTGATCGCATTTGTAATTACAACAGTTGTATATTACTTGAAAATCAAACCAGTATTAACATTAGAGAGGATGTCTAATGTAGAGGAGTATAAAGAATATAATAAATCTGTTCATCTTGGTTTAGCTGCTTTTTTCTTAGTTATCCTATTAAGTCAATTTTTACTTAATATTGCAGGTATTACTAATAAATGTGGTGGTAATGTTAAAGATAATCTTGGCCCTGCTGCTATAGCTACATTCTTGCCTTGGATTTTCATGTTTGGTTTAGTTGTCGCCGCACTTATTCTTTTTCCAGGTATAAAGAGCGCATTTTCTGATGTTATTGGCTACCTAATGATATCTAGTAATGCGAATGCAATATTAGACGAAATATTAATCCAAACAGAAGTACAATCTATCCTTGCAGAAGATAATAACCATTCAGCGAAAGAGAAAAACGCACTTCAAAATGCAGCTCAGGTGATTATGAATATTATGACAAATCCGTCGTTGTTAATTAATCAAATAGTTCCACTTAATTTCACACAGTTTTGGACTACACTTCAACCTTTAATGAAGGAAAAGTACAAAGATGCTAGTAGCCAAGAAACCATAGATATGAAAAATAAATTATTTAGTCTAGTCACTACACGTGATAATGTAGGCGAAGCATTATGGTTTATTTACACAGGTTTAATAGTAACGTCATTTGTACAGCTGAATATTAATTCAAAGGGTTGTGTAACTAGTCCTGCACAGATGGAGAAGAACTACCAAGATTTCTTGGATCAGGAAGACCAAGCAGAACAAGATAAAAAGGCAAAAACTAGCACAACTTATACAGTTGATTAATTAGATAATATCAATTTTATCCCTTTCAAAATACTTGATATAAAAGAAGCAACAACAGAAAAGTGTAGATGCTATCATTTTGTAAAATGACACAAAATACATAAAAAAATGAATAAAATAGTGATAATATTTTACACATTTTAGCAGACATTTAGTTGTACACCTTTCTGTAGTAGGTATTAGATATGAAAATATTTTTTCTTATCTAATTTGTAAATTTCGCACTTTTAAATATAATATACATATGATTAAACATAAGTAACATAATATCTCACAGCCAGATAACATAATATTCCTAAAACAATAGATAATAACCAAACTGGGAATATAGTTTTATTTTTGTACCCAATACCGAAGTCTCTTAAACTACCATCCTTATTGTAAAGGAACCTCGGTTTGTTGAATTGTATAATACCAAATAATATTACAAAAATAATAATGGATACTAAAGGGATATTTTCTCGTATATATTTCTTAGACATCATATATATTGATTCCTTAAAAAATTTTATTTTATTTTTATTTCATAATATATTCGCATATTCGTGTTTTAATAATATTCGCTATCCTCATCAGGATCAAAATCGACCCAATTACCCTCATCATAATCACTTGTCATGTTTCTCATGTCATACTCCTCTGCTTCTATCTCTTTAGTCACGTTTTCTTCTTCAAGATAATCTTCTATTACATCATCCAAATCTTCATCCTGAACATTTTTACGTCGCAATTTATTCTCGACATCCATCATTTTATTCCTAAAGTCCTCCTCTTCATCATACGTTTCTTTCACATATTGTGTAAGTCCCTTTTCCATTCCTTTCCCCCACATACCCAACTTGTTTACCTTCATCATAGTATCAATATTCCTTTCCTCATCAGTCATTAATGTCAATCTTGACCGAATTACATCTTTTTCTTTGTCCTTTAATTTGAATATTTTATCTGATATGCTTTCATAAGTAATGTCCACAATCTCTTTATCGTTATTAATAATAGTTAGGTAGTTAACTAACAACCCTACGGTTTTCTGTTTAAGCAATTTGACATTTCCTTTTATGAGCTGTGTCGATTCACGATCAGTTGTTTCCATAAAATCAACCTTGGTTTCACCTTCATCATAGTATTCAGCTGTTATAAGGTCTTCCTCTACATCATTCTTTGCGACTTCAGTTACTACCATATCTGACTCCTGAGACAAACTTACATAAGTATGCAAAATTTTTAGCGTGTAGTATATAAAAATCATTATGCTTGTTCTTTCATCATATATAGGCGTAATTTTTTGTCGTTTATCATCTATAGTAGAAAACGTAGGTGTAAGCGTAGATAGTAGTTCAATAGTATGACAATCTTGCTGCACCTTATATAAAATACTGGTTATCTCATTATTACTGTACTGCTCACGCAAAGGTTTGTAATATTCAGAAACCATGGTTTTAATTTTATTAATGTGAGTTTTTGACAAATTCAGGTATTTTTTCATTATTACATTATTATAATCAACGTTGTTCAAAATTATATTCGGAAATACGTCCACCAGGTTATGGATAGTATTCTTGAAAAAATTAATAATATTATTTGAATACTTTTTGTAATCTCTGTTATTCTCTATCGCTGCGTCTATTTCTTCAACTACTCTAATTACATTTTTTATTTGTTTATTGCTTATGTTACCTCCTTTGTTTTGTTTTAAAAAACTGATGATTTCTTGCTTCATTTCCGTGTTCTGAGTAGCTAAGTAATTATTCAAAGCTTTAGTTTCGTCACTAATACTGTGAGATGCAACATCAAACGTATCCGTTAAATTCAAAAACAACCCTAATAGTTTATTATCAATATTATCATCTTTTTCGTCAATCAACGAATTAATGAACCCTCTAAACTTGGTAATCCCTGACACCGTATCATGATGTACTGACGTATTAATAATATTATGTTTTGACACATTTTGAATCAATCGTAAAAAGTTATCATATGTATACTCTCTCCCGTCCTGTTTGAGTTTCACAATAATCTCATCAATCGAACTATTAATGTCAATAAGGGTTTTATCAGGTTTTTCCGAACAAAGCGACTTCAGATATTCGGGCGTTTCCATATACGAGTTGAATTTGCAAAACTTGATGAATGCCAAGTAGATTATCTTCTCATCAAAAATATTGCTTATTTCGGGATATTTGTTTTTAGTGTCAATAGTACTATACAACAATTTCGACTTGGTAATATTGTCAATATCATTCATAGTATCGGTTAATTTTCCGACAATATCCGCGTAATTTTTGATGTCACTACTCTTATTCATGAAATAGCCGATGGTAGTAGTATCATCATTCGTTTCACAGCATGCATTTTCTATGTATTTTTCATTATTCGCTTTTACTAGTAGCAGTTCCTCCTTATCTACCACATTTTGTATTTTTTCTTGCACACCCAAAGAAAACAACATGATTTTCGAAAGAATAGTATTGAGCTTCTTATCTTGCGTAATATTACCATGTTTCATCTCGCTCAATAATGACTTAGTAAAATCACTAGTAACGTTGGTTACGTTCTTCAAATGGAAAGGAACTAATGGTGGTAAAAATGTAGTCCATTTCGCCACGCTATATTCATCTGCAATTTCGTCTTTTTCGTTAAGCAATAAGTACTCTGTTTTCAAATCTATCTTCTCCTTCACCATCCATAAACCCATCAAAAAATTGTCAATAGTTGATTTTATTTTGTTGAAAATGTAATCGCGCTTCTTGCTCTTTAAGGCATTCCAGGGGTCAGCAGAACTCTTGATGTCATACGCAATACAAGCAATATACTCAACACTACTGTAATCGCCGTTACCTTCAAAAGGATACCCCTTGAAAGACCTCACACACCCAGGATGCGTCTTGCGTGTTTTTATCGATGGTATCGACGTTTGGATAGCTATAAGTATCATACCCAAAGTGTAAAAAAGCATAGCAGTATTATAGAATGTCTCATAGCTCATTACCTTTTTGTTCGCCTCTGCCATTTTCTTGATTTTCAGTTTGTAGTCCTCCTCCGACTCAACAGTTGTTTTCATAACATCCAAAACACCGTTAATTATGAACTCCTTTTGTGATTCTAGGTTCACACCTATTGCCACCGACAACGCGTTTACAATATTGGATATGGTTTTCGTCTCTAACGTGTCATATTTCATAGTTGTTTTGGCGAGGGTGATTTTATCTCCTGCAGCATCTTCCATTATTTCACGCGAGCTCACCTTGAAACTACCCTCGTACCCCTCATCGTAGTCGTCTTCTATTTTTTGGATAACCCAGCCGCTATTCTCGTCGATATAAGAATTGCCGGTGTCGCTAAGCTTTCCAATAGTACTGATGAGAATTGCTATGTACTCTTGGTAATTGTTTGGGGTTTTGATATATGTTACTGCCATATTGTACTTGAATATTGGTAATATGGGCAAATTCGTTTTTTTACAGTATAACCAGTGTACGGATTCTTTCTTGTTAAGCGGACCTAGACCTATAGTAACTGGTTGTCTAGTGTAAATATTCACAAAACGTATAATGTCTTGTTGTTTTTTGACGAAATCACCTTGTCTCAAAATCAGATTTAGGAGCTGGCTATAAGGTGACACAATTTGTTCGCCCTCTCTATCTTCGATACTTCCCAACTTATATTTGTAGTTGTTGTATTTTAATTGATTGTTTTTTCGTATGGTATCGAGCTTCTCAATATTGGTCAAGCAGTAATTATAGCTGTTGGTTAATTCCTCTGTCAACTGCCCTTTTGTTAGAGTATAGTTTGAGTCAAACTCATTCAACATGGTAGTCATAAGACGATGCTGAATATTCAATTCACTAGAACGCATACTATTGCACTTATTATTACTATCATTATCGTCGGTGTGTGTACTTATGCAATCTTTCTGGATATTACACATAACTTGTTCGTCATCTACCAAATTTTCAGTAGGAACGTCCTTGGCTACTTCCCATTTATTATTTTTACGCACATAATATTCTGTATCGCTCACTTCGCTATTTGTGCTAACGTCGCTATTAGATGTAACGTCGTTGTTCGCAGTTTCTTTAATCAATACTGCATACTGACCATCTATGACCTTCTTTTTACCATCAAGTAGAGTTTTCATCAAATATTCAGCATTTTCCTCAGATAAGCGGAACTTATTTTTAAACTCATCCAACAAATACTTTGCAAATTCTTCGGTTGACATTTTCAACAACTGCGACTCGTAGTTATCCAGTAGGTCATATTTGGTTTTGTCATACTTTTTGTCAAAGTAAATATTCACGTTGTTATCATTCTTTAATTCACTCGAACTATTGTATTGCTTAGCGATCACTATACTCTTACACGAGTCATCTTTGTCGTTGTCTATCATATTAGAAATCGCATTTTTTTCATCGGTCAACAAATTCGTAAACTCGGACGGAAAAGAAAGCACCAAGTTTTGTAACGATATAGCAGATGTGAGTAAACGCCTTGCGTCATTCTTATTTAAATCGCATAGTAGCTCACTATTTGATTTTGTCATGGGTTGTGTGATGTTCATGTTATAGGCATTAAATACCTCGTCACGAGTTTTATCAGATGTAATCATCGAAATAACGTCGTATGCATTTGCGAAATTAATGTTTGCTGATTTAATGTTATTCAGACGGATGAATATCTTTCCTCTTTCGATGAAATTCTTGTTGTTTTTGCTGATCTCTTCATGTATGAAATGGACAATTTCTTTATACTGCATATATGTCAAATTATCGGTGTAAATTAAAAACGGTTCGAGGTAACTTACAACATCCACTATACTAAGCTTACCTTTAATGTATTTTTTCATAAGCGTGAATATTATTTTCGTTTTTGGAACTATCGTCTTAATAAAATTGTAGTATATTTCTTCTTTGGTCAATCTATTCTTGGTTTGTTCTGGCAAAGCTAACACATAGTTTTTGATGTTATTTACAAAGTTGTTCTCGTTAAATCTAAGGTCATTATCTATGTCTTCTACAATAATATTATTTACCTTTGTTTTCTTGTTGAGAAATTGCCAGTATTCCAAGAATATTCTGTTCAGGTTCGCCCTTTCTAATATGTTAGTATTGTTCAAGTTAATTTTTGAAAAACGCACAGTAGGTTCTGGGAGTGTCATGATAGATTTGATTGACATGCGGTCAGATGGTACCATGCTTACTCTTGTCGAAATCATTTTGCTGCCACTTGTATCTAGGGTGTCTAGTTTGCTCATACCTAAGTTATACTTTGTAATTACGAATCTTCTGTTTCTGACATCGCTGTTGGAATAAACTGTAGAGTACATGTCCTCTAGATTGTCAATAATCACATTAATATCGTCACCTACATGTTTGTCTATTAATGTATCAGTATTCTTTACTTCAACGTCTAGTTCGTTGAAGGGTGTCAAATTATAGTTCATATTTACGTTGAATTCAACGTACTTGTTGTCTTGACCAGATTGTTCGTTCGATTTATACTTTTGGTAAATTTCTTTCATTTCTTCCAGGTCATCTTTGAGTTTAAGGTTTACTATATCATTTTCGCTATTTTCATCAAGAGACACGTTATACATTTTCTTCACGTTCTTTACAACTGGCATCAACCAATATAAGTTATGTTTGAAACCTTCAAAATATTCCATTAACGGTTTGTAGCGTGCTTCATATACTAATCGTCCATCCACATTTCCATATTCGTCAAACTTGGAGAATCTGGTTCTTAATTGTTTGAATCTTTCTATTACTCGATGAATGTTGGTTAGAACTCTGTTTGTTCGTTGATTATTAGGAATAGTAGATAATAAGTCGTCCATCATTTCGCTTACTTGGTCTTCTATACTGTATCTTGTGTATTTACTTGCTACATCCATGTATTGCACGATTGGTCCTAGTTCTTCGTGACCGAATTTGATTTGATTTCCTTTTAAAATAAATTCACGGATTTGGTTTTTGATGTTATCTACTGGTACGTCGACGTTTATTTCGGTAGCTTGTTCGTCTTTTTCGCCATCAATATTCGTAGCATCGCCTTCAACGCCTTCATCCTTCTCCCCTTCTTCACGTTCACCCTCTTCACGTTCGCCCTGGTCATCAATTTTCGGTTTATCACGAATTTCAATAAACGAAACGGGAATATCTTCAGGTATACCTTTGTAGTCAAAATCGATATAAAGTATGTCGTTGTCTACAGTTTTAATTTCAATCATGTCATTTTCTAGGTTGGTAATCTCTCCAGTAATAACGGCTGGAAAGTCGCCGCTGAAATGAATATCAATCCAAGTGTTGGGTACTAGGTTATTTTGTTTAGCATATCCGTCATGTTTACTTCTACTGAGTATAGATATCTTTTCTATAGTTCCGTCACCTACATACCCTTCTGGAGAAATATCTAGCTTTATCGCGCTCATCGATTCTGTGTTTATCAATTTAATTTTTGTTTTGTCGATGTAATCAATTATAAATATTTGGTCATTCAAATTATCATTTTTGGGTGCGGATATCTGTATTATGTCTGCTAGTTGTAATTCTATTGTTGGGTCATTATTTAATTCTTTTGCTTCGTTATCTTTGTCTCCTGGGTCTTTATTTTTTTCTGTATTAAAGTATTCTCCAATATTAAATGACATTTGTTTCTATATTTATCATAGAAATTTTTATGCTTAAATACAAATCATTTTAAATCATTTTGTGTTGTTTTGTGTTGTTTTGTGTTGTTTTGTGTTGTTTTGTGTTGTTTTGTGTTATTTTACACCTTTGAACATTTAAAATGATTGTTTATTAGACTATAATATATTGAATACCTATATAAAGAAAAATTACTATGTATTTAATAATATGTTTCGATGTACTAGTGTAAAAAAACTGAATTTTAATAATTTTATTTCAAGAAGGATATTTACTTATAAAGATCCATTTTTATTAGAAAAACAATTAACAGATGACGAAAAATATTGACATCGGATGATTAATTTGTATAAACACATTTAAAGATTATTACGTTTATTATACAACTATAACTATGGTGACTACACGATTAACTAATATACCAAGTTTTAATGAATTAATTAATAATACTCCGTTTATGAAACCGTTGAGATTAAATAAGGTTGGATACAGTACAGTAGAAGGGAACAAATACTCGATAATAAAATATGATAAAACATTCCTGAATAATGATTTAGTTCCTACTTTGGGTTTGTGTCGCTCTGTAATATTGAATTCAGCTAATAGAGTCGTATGTTATTCGCCACCCAAATCACTTATGTTAGATATTTTCCGAGAGAAATATCCTGATAATAATAATAATAATGATAATACATTAATAGCAGAGGAGTTCATCGATGGTAGCATGATTAATGTATTCTGGGATGATAAGATAGGATTAACTGGCGGATGGGAGATTGCTACACGTAATACTGTGAGTGCAAACACCAGATTTTTCGTTGAGCCTTTAAACCCATTAAAGAATAAAACATTCCGAGAATACTTTGTGGATACATTAAATGAGTGTAATTTAAAATTGGACAAATTAAACAAGAACTGTTGTTATAGTTTTGTTTTACAGCATCCAGAATATCGGATAGTTGTGCCTATTACACATCCAAAATTATATTTGGTTGCGGTGTATTCAATAGTTTATAAAAAAGAACCCACTACAGGACAAGATGTATTAGCAGAGCCAGGCGCAGAACCAGGTACCGAGCCAGAAACAACAGAAACAACTGAAGCTATTGACGTAATTACACATGACATTAATGAGGTAAAGAAATACGATTGGGATGGTGTTATGATACATTTCCCTGAGTCAATACCGTTTACCTGTTACGAACAACTCAAAGCAGAATATGCATCGGGTAATACGCGTTATTACGTAAAAGGTGTTGTTATCAAGAATACACAAACTGGTGAAAGGACTAAAATAAGGAACCCTATATACGAAGAAATCAAGAACTTGAGAGGCAATAGTATACACAAACTACAGTATCAGTATTTATGCTTACGAAGACAAGGTAAAGTAACGGATTATCTTAAGTATTATCCAGAAGATAAAAATACGTTCACGCTATACAAAAAGCAACTCCATACATTTACGACTACGCTTCTTAGCAACTATATTGATTGTTATATTCGGAAAAATAATGCATTAAAAAATTACAACCCAAATTTTAGAACACACATGTATAATATACACCAACAATACATGAATGAATTGAGACATAAAAAGGGGTATGTAAATAAAAGTTATGTTATTACCTATGTGAACAATCTAGACGTCCCGCTATTAATGTATACGCTAAATTGGGACTACAGAAATACGATTTATGACGATAAAAAAAATAAGAGTATTGTGTTACTGTGAACAACTGTATTGGCAGAAAAATAGGCGAAAATAAACAGAAAATAAGTAAAATAGAAAATTATTTAATAGTTAAATTAATTATTCAATAATTTTATATAATAATTTTGGAAAGGTGTAATATAATATAATTTTTATTATTCTAATTTTTCAAATTCTTTTTGTACCTTGTTGAAGAATATCTTTGCCTCATCTACCGCTACTTTTAGATTTCCCTTTACGTACGATTTATCTACAACATCTTTATAAGCAACCCTTATTATACTAGATGTATTGTGTGGATGTACTTTACTGAATCCACAAAAGGTTAAAATACCTGGTTCATAAAATTTCACATGAAGTAGGTATTCAATTACTTTCCCAATCGTATAATCCTCATTTTCCAAAGTAATATCAAAACAGTTATTCATAGTATTATTCGATTTTTCAATCTCCACTTTGTCTTCTTCAATAAGCTTATCTAGGTCATCTAATCTTTTTATCAAAACTTGTGTACTCTTATTCAATATTTCACGATTAGTATAAACACCTACTGTTTCAACAATAAAATCAAAACTGTTTATTACTGTATATCTTGCACCCTCAAGTAGCTTCCAATTTTTTTTTTCAAGTGTTATCTCGGTCTTATCTTTTCCTTCATCCTTCCATTTTTGTGCAAGTTTTTCCAATTCTTGGTCTCGTGTAGCTTCATCCACAGTACATCCATATGAAGACGTAGATACAACATTAAACATACCATCTTCTTTAGCGGTTCCTATTGAGAAACCAGCCGTTAAATGTATCTTTTCCCCAGGAATGTCTTGTGATAATGTCGGTTTTAATCTTACAAAGTCGATGTAATCACCTGTTAATTCATTTTTAGGAAAAATCGATGATGTGTCTATTTTAGTTGCCCCTCCTTTTTCGCCCTTTTCATTAATATTGGTTTTATCAATTATTTTAAAGTGTTCACTCGTAACTGTCATCATAGTATCTGTATTATTATACACGTTCAATTCCATTACATAATTATCATATGGAAACGATTCGTAATCATTAATATGAATTGGTATACAACTTAGACGCTGTTTTATCAATTCATTATTCAAATTCGAAGTGTTTTCATGAATTATCGTTTTACTTTCATCATTCGGAGTTGTTTTGAATACAACTTGAGGAATGTCTGATAATATAGTGCGCCTTATAGCATTAGCCAAACTTACGTTGCATCCAGTAAGGGTGAATTGTAGCTTGTTGTTCTTGTTATTGTTTAGTTTTACTTTAGGATCCATAGTATATTTGTTATATTAATCATATATTTAAATATAAATAAATCATTTTTATTTTTAAATGAGTTAAAAATAAGAATTAATTAATTAACTATAATTTAATGACATCTATTCTGTATTATAGCAATTATTGCCAGCATTCCAAAAGTTTATTAGAACATTTGTCAAAAAATAAGGTTTCACAAAATGACATTCATTTTATTTGCATAGATAGAAGAGAACAAGACGCGAATGGAAAGATTTTTATAGTACTAGATAATGGACAAAAAATTGTTATGCCTGAAAATGTTTCTCGGGTTCCAGCGCTGTTACTTTTAAATCAAGGATATAATGTACTTTACGGTAATGCAATCCAAGAATACTTAAAACCGCCACAACAAGTAGCAAAAGCTCGGGCTACGCGGAATAATATGGAACCCACCGCATTTTCATTTGGTTCAGGTGGTTTTGGCGATATTGTCTCTGACAGCTACAGTTTTTTAGACCAAGGATCAGAAGAGTTAGAGGCAAAAGGAAATGGAGGTATGCGTCAAATGCACAATTATGTTGATTTAAATTCCAGTGGTAATATACAAACACCCGAAGACGATTATAATTACAAAGATAATAAAATATCTGAGGACCTTACAGTTGAGAAATTGCAAGAACAAAGAAATAGTGATTTGCAAAATATTGCAGGCAATTCTAGACCACCAATCATATAAATAATAATAATAATAATAATAATAATAATAATAAATGTGTAATATTATATAAATAATTAACAAGATTAGTTATATAATGGGGAAAACCAAAGGTAAAGGTAATAAAAATGCAAAAAAAACAACATCTCCACCATCAAAACAACAATCATCGGTTGCAAAAAATGACACTAACACTACACAAATGCCGTTTATCAGTATTTGTACTCCTACTTTCAACAGGAGACCTTTTATTCCTTACACTATAAAGTGTTTTAATAGCCAGACATATCCCAAGGACAGAATAGAGTGGATTATTGTCGATGACGGTACAGATAAAATAGAGGATCTAGTAAAAGATATTCCGCAAGTAAAATACTTCAAGTATGACGACAAGTTATCCTTAGGAAAGAAACGCAATTTAATGCATTCTAAGTGTTCAGGAGATATTATTGTTTATATGGATGACGACGATTATTATCCACCAGAAAGGATTACTCACGCAGTAGAAGTATTACAACGAAACCCAAATGCTTTATGTGCAGGCAGTAGTATAATGCATATATACTTTAAACATATCTCAAAAATGTATCGTGTTGGTCCATACGGTGAAAAACATGCAACAGCAGCAACATTTGCCTTTAGAAAAAAACTATTGGAAATTACTTCTTACGACGAATCAGCGTGTCTTGCAGAGGAGAGACATTTTTTGAAAGAATATACGATTCCCTTTGCACAGTTAGATACCATGAAAACAATATTGGTTTTTTCACATGATCATAATTCATTCGATAAAAAACGATTACTGAATCAAGGACCAAATAATCCTTATTTGAACGAGTCGAAATTAAACCCCAAACATTTTATTAACGATGATGATGTATTGCAGTTTTTTATGACAGATATAGACCAGTTATTGAAAAACTATGAACCTGGAGATCCAAAGAACAAGCACGATGTTGTAAAACAAACACAAGAGATTGAAGAACGCAGACGTAAGATGATGATTGAACAGCAACAAAATCATATGACCAATAAAATAAATTACATTCAAAACACGTTAAATAACCCTCAACAAAAATCGATTGATACATTAACATTACAATTGCAAGAGGTATCTCTGGAGAACGCTAATATGAAAAATAAGATTAGTCATCTAGAGAAGAAAATATCAGAATTGATAAAAGAACTTATGAAGGAAAGGATCAACAATAAAGCAACTAGAAATACTAATACTAATACCGAAAAGAAAGTAGAAAATCATATATGAAAAGTCTTTATAAACGTATTTAAAGAGATAATGTTATTATAAATTATCAAATAACAGGGTGTACAAATGGCATATTACGACGATAGATACAATCCAACAATCGAAAATGACATCGTCAAGTTTGATGTAAACGACAACTATGACCCAGGATGTAGTAAATTTGTAAATACGGTAAAAAAACCGAACAGTAAAATGAGAAAGCAATTATTCAAGATATACAACAATTATAATGACCCAGGTGCTAGATTACGTGACGCGGTAACAGGTGTGTTTTTTAATGATAGAGTAGGAACAACGAATGAAAAAAAATATTTCAAGGTCGCTATTGCTACTGGCAAAATCAAAGCAAAAAATGAATCGAACAGTTTTTATTATTTAACTCCAGAGGATTTTTCTAGACATTTCAGAGTAGACGTAACTACAGAAATACAAGAATCCTGGCACAAAAGACAATTATAAAAATGAATAATACATAGGCATCAAACAAATACAAAATAACCTAACAAAACATCCCAATACAAAACAACAAATATTTATTATAACATGTAAAATTATAATAAATATAAAGTAAACTAGATAAAAGTAAATAAATATACTATTTATCTTAGTATGATAAATGATAAAATTGACAAACTAATTAATAATCCAATTAACAGTAAAAAATGTAAAAAAGTACATTTTTCCAAGTTGATTAGGGTTATACTCATACCTACATCATTAGAATATTTCAAAGCAGGTATAGCCCATTATATTTGGTCTAGTCCATATGATTATATCAAGTACCGACGAGATAGTAAGTTGGACGATTATAAAGATAAGCTTACTAAAACTCTAGATGATGCAAATATTGCGCCAAGCATCGCAACAAGCATCGCAACTATTTCAAATTAATTCTTTTATGTGAATCATTCAAACATTTTGGTATATTAAAATAAGACCTTTTCATGAACCAACAAAAATCAAAAGGGTTGATCTTCGCAGAGCGTGTAAATTTTGGTTTTACTTGTTTGTCTAAACCACTTGATAAATTACTTATTATTTCTCATTTCTATATGCTTACATATACTATTATCACCTAAACGACTCTTACCACATCTACACGTTAATGGTAGACTTTCTAATGGTTCATAAAAATATTTTATAAAATTACTGACACCACCAATATTATCGATATTTATATGGTTTGCAAATTGTTCTTTTGTAAATACTGGATTCCTCGTTATTATTTCAAAATCTAAAACACAAATTTTTATGTCATCTATTTCTATTATTTTATTTTTAAATTCTAGTCCATCTAATATACATTTTTCTTCTTTCACATAATATTTACTGTTAACTATATAATTCATTATATTTACTTGATCATCATAAGTTTTATACTTTTTATTTTCCATATTTTTAAATATATCTAACATTATTTTTCTAGCACTAGGTTTTAGTATCATGAATCCACAACATACTCCAAATCCTAGTTTTTCACTACACTCTTTTGGATATGATTTTGAACCACCAATTTCTGTGGATATAATTATATCAAAGGGTAATTCTACTAGAGGTTGTATATCTTTTTCAACTATAACATCTAAATCACACATTACAATTGGTTTATTAGTTTTACACAACAAATCTAAATTATGTTTAAATCGTATTGCCCAAAAATATCCTCTATACGTTCGTTCAAACGATAAACCATTTAAAATTTGAGCATTATTGAATATTATGATTTTACAATTTGTACATTTTTTATTTATCCTTTCGTACCATACATTTTTTACTGGAGAAAATTTCGGACCATAGCAAAATGTAGTTATATAATAATCCATTTAACTTATTATATATAATAATTTAAATAATTATTATAAAAATATTTATATTTAATTCACTTTTGAGAAGCGTTGGTATATACTTGAAATTTATTTATTATTTTAAATATATATTAGTAAAATTATTAAACATTTGAGTATATTACATATAAATGTTTAAATTACTGTTATTGTTTGTTGGGTTGTATACCAAAAAATTAAATACTAGATTGTGTGCTATACACAACGTAATGAAATCAACTAAGCACGTACATTATGCAGACATGTATTCGACTGATATTGACCATCGTTATAGTCCAAACAACAAAACCAAAGAAGAATCTGCCACACAACTTGATAAGTGTATAAAAAATCAACAGACCATGAACAAACTAAAACAAATAAATAATATCAAAGTAAATTATGCATATGAAGATTGGATCTACCATTCGGTTTCATATATTTTAGATGACGATAACCACAAACACAACAATATGGTTGGCGACCTATATTCAGGACTTGATACAGATTTTTAATCTTATACATTAAAAACTCAACAATCAGCACTCAACACTCTACATCTTCTGAATAGGGCGTCTCATGTTGTGCAACATATTCTTTATCTTTAAACGAACTGGCATTCTCATCTATATACTTATCTATAAATCGATAAATACGGTTAATATCTAGTTTTGTAATATCATACTCTTCATGAAAATCAGCCATCATTTTGTCGTCTAGTTTATCCTTTATATAAACAAAGAACACTATCAAGTCATATTTATCCATGCCAAGTGTTTGACACAAACGTTGGATAAATAGTATATTATTATATTCAGTAGAATACTTGGTTAACACTTTGGTAAATCGTATTTCCTTAACATCGGTTTTGAATTTATTGTTTTTTTTGTAATTATGATACATCGACGCATTTTTGAATGTTTTGATTAATGAGGTCATCTCATTAAACTGCCATATTTGGTTTTGAAATGTTATCCGATCAATATAGTCAGATACGCATATATTGTTCAACTGTTGAATATATAATGGTATAGTACTCTTTTTGTCGCCATGTTTAATGGCATCAATAATGTTTTCGTGCCATAACAACCCCACACTAGTACGGTCGGTATCATTCATTATTTGCGTATGATCGTTTATACTATAAGGGTATTTCAGTATGTTATCTACTATTTTTTTAGTTTCATTATTATAAATCTTATTATTCAAAATGTTACGTACAAATGAAGTATTTAACATAGTTTTATCCTTTTCATAAAAGGTAAAAAACTGCTCGAGCTTTCTTAGGTCACCATTCACAAAATTAATAATTTCGTTCTTTACGTCAATTTCCAATAGAGGCATGTTGTCGTATACAATTCGACGTATTTGGTCCTGTGTGGGCGTAGTTATTTCAATCAAGTTACAAACCTTCATTAACTCGCGTATCTTCTTGTCAAACCTATAATTACCAATACAGATAACTGGGTTAATGCTAGTTTTTTCCAATTTTTGCTTCTTCGTTTTTTTAGGTCTAATTAATTTAATTAGTGCATTAATACCTCCTTTGTCACCATTATTCATTCCATCTATTTCATCCATTACAATTGCAATCTTACGCGTTGAATTATAAAACAACGAAATTATGTTTTTGTTCGACATGTTGGTTTTAGTAATATCATCTATAATAGACACGTTTCTTACGTCACTAGCGTCGTATTTAATTGCATCGTAATTCAATTCTTTGAGTATGTTGTTTACAAGTATCGTCTTTCCAGTACCCGAATTTCCATAAATATATATACCTTTCTTGACAGTTGTAGTAGTATCATTATCTTTATTTTTGTCCCAGGTTTCCAATAATTCTTTTATTTTATCAATCTCCTTGTTCCTTTTCAAATATTTATTTAAGTCGAGTTTCTCCATTTTATATTTCTTACAATATTCTTTTTATGTTGATTTTTATTCAATCCAACATTTTTCAAGTAGTTACTTAGTGTTATTCTGCATTTACCTGAATCATTTTCTATACAATAATACAAAACAAAATAAATATAATTAGCAAATATATTATTTTTATAGTAGTACTTTTTGATTCCTAACCATTTTTTGAAATTCTCTCTCAAAATATATTCAAATACAAACTCGTTGTCCTTTCTTATCATGTCACGAATGTAATTAGTATACTTACCGTTACATATAAATTGTTTCAAGATATTGTGATATAAAGCATAATTGCTTTTATTTAAAAATACTATATTACGAATCGCCAAGTATCCGTATATTATATCTACTAATTCTAATGGTAATTGATTTATTAATACATAAATATGGTCATCATACACATCTGTTACTGACGTGTACCCAACAACTGCTGCATTATGGTTTGATTGAACATACGTAATACCACTAATATGATGTACTTGGTTACTCATAGTATATGACAATATATTACAATATACTATAATTTTAATTCTATTACACTTTACTAAGAGATTATTAATTACAAGGGTTATCAACACCATAAGTAATGCCGTCCCAGGATACTTTGCACTTTTTAGCCCATCTGTATTTTCTGCATGTACCATTCGACCCTGTAAATCCTGGGGTATTAAAGTTTTTCGATTTGATGTTGCAGGTTCCTAAATTCTTCTTGTTAATACAGTGTCCAGCATTTCCAGACCCATCACTAATCCACCAATCAGGGCAATTAGGTACAGAAGGAGGCCAAGTTTGATTATTTTTATTTGCAACTATTGATGAACCAATCAACATCAACATTCCTAATAATATAACAAGTGCTATAATTAAAACTGTTTTTTGAAATCCACCCAACTCCATTATTATATATATATATAAATCTAATAAAATAATAAACACTCAATATATTTTGTATATTAATAGTATATGGAAAACAATTATAATAATGGACGTGTAGATATAAAATCGCCAAATACTAACAAGCTATTCAACATGTACGACAAGATACCTGCTAACCAGTGTGTTACCTTTAGGAGCCCAACAGAAGGTATTTGGAATTCAACACCGTTGTCAAATGCATTTTTCTGTCAACAAAATATTCAGGTTATACAGAATGGTATTAGAGCAGGTGTTTATCAAAAATCTAATGGGCAATATTTGATTGGACCTCAAGATTGTGATACTTTAAAAATCATTATGCGAAGTGTTTTCTTACAGCATGCCGCTAATAAACCAAATGATATACCTGATCAGATTCAGGAGCTAAACAAAATAGTTCTTAATTATTGTATAAAACAGGTCTACGGTGAAGCACAAGGATACATAAAATATATAGATGATGCAAGTACTTTAGTAGTACCAATAGCACATCCTGTTATGGCTGATAATACAGATAGACAACTAGAATTCAAAGGATGGTTTTAATATAATTAACAACACTAATCACGAAATCACATCCTATAAAACCCATCCTATAAAACCCACTAAATATCTTTACTTTGTTCATACCAAATGTTGACTGGAAACGCATAAATTACGAAAAAAATTAGTTAAATTCATAGTACATATATTTACATTTATTGTTTTATTGATTTGTTTATCATCTTTGCTACGTGCATGATTATTATGAAGTAAAAAAATATCGCTTTTTTTGGAATTGTGATATTTTTTGTGTTTTACATGATTAGGTATAGGTTTTATCTTGTGTCTAAGAACATAAATACTGTTATTTTTATTGTTGTAATATGAATATTTTGATTTATTTGTATCATACTCTGATAAGTCATCACTAGAGCTATTATAGTGGTAGTCGTTACTATCATCATAGCTCGACAAAGTCTCGTTAGATTCATGACGTTTACGAAGCATATTTGAATTTAGTTCATGCTTATTAGTTTGTACATTAGGACTATAAACATTTATTCCTGACATCTCATAACTATTGCTTCTGTCATTAGGGTCTGCAGCACTTTTATCAGGTGAATTGTCAAAGTTAGTATATATTTTCATAATTACATTTATATAATACAATTTTAAATGCCAATATAATAAATAATTATTATTAATAGATACAAATAAAAAATAATCAGACTATTTACTGGTGTAATTTTTAACTTTTAACTTTTAACTTTTATGTCACAATAATATTTACTTTTTAATTTTTTTCGTCTTTAGTGCCTTTTTTTCAGCTGGACTGTCTCCTGACACTAATAACCTTTCTCTGTTTTCTTTATACTCTAAATAACCCTTAGTAAAGGCCTCCAATTCTTTACCCCACATACTATTAATAGATGTGCCTTTCAGTATATTCAACTCCTGTTGTTTACTCTTGCATTCTTTAGTTATTTTGTCTACATTTTCTTCAGTTACACTATCCATAGGCAACTTAGTCAAATATTTATAATCTACATCATCGTCTATTACTGCATATTTTTTCGCTTTAAGCATCTGTACTACATCATCCTTCTTCTTCTTTCTCAGGTCGATCGTGTCGTTCAATAATTCACCAATATATATTGACTTGTTATTCAAGAATAGCAAATCTTTTTCGATTGATGCTATCATGAACTCTTTTCTTTTCTGGTACAACTCTAATCTAGTTTCAAAGTAATCATCAATAATTTCAGTAACGGTTTCGTACTTATGTAATTTATCTTTTGGATTGAACAAGTGCATATTCGTGTTGCTATTTGTAGTGTACAACTTCAACAACTTTTCAACACCGTTACAACCTTGGTCGTCTGCACTAGATTCCAATTCAGCAAGTTTTCCTTTAGCGAATGTTATCGTGAAATCTACATTTGTATCTTTACTCATGTCATCATAATCTTTTACAACGGCAGTCACTTTCTTGCCATTTTTGCTTTCTGGTTCAATCAATTTTTCAAGTAATTCTTTGAAATCTTCCGTCCAGTGTCCGACTGGTAGCTCAGTTACCCTTATCTTATCACTACCAACCTTTTCATATTTGCCCTTGATAATAAACTTGCTATCATTAATTTTACAAATAGTTCCTTTAAATCCCTCATAATAAGGTATGAAATCAATATTATTAGGAATATTATTCAACTTGTTCTTCAAATAACTTATAATATCCAACGGATTATAACACATTACATCCGTACTGAATCCAGTCCCAATACCCTTTGTTCCATTCACCAAAACCATCGGAATAATCGGCGCATAGAATAGAGGTTCTACTAACATACCATCGTCATTCAAATAATCCAAGATGTTATCATCCGACGCTTGATATATGTATCTAGTTATTTTATTCAACATCGTGAATATGTATCTCTCTGAAGCACTATCCTTACCACCTTGTAATCGAGTACCAAACTGACCATTCGGCATCAATATGTTGATATTATTAGAACCGACGTAGTTCTGCGCCATCCCAACAATCGCTCCATTCAAACTTGCCTCACCATGATGATATCCAGAATGCTCAGATACATAACCACTAAACTGTGCCACCTTTATTTCCGTAGTCAAATTCTTTTTGAACGCGGAATACAATATTTTCCGCAAACTAATCTTCAAACCATCCATCACGTTTGGTATCGACCTATCACAATCATATTTCGAAAAGTGTATTAATTCTTTGTCGATAAAGTTATCATATGTAACCGTTGTATTGTTTGTGTTCAAGTATGATTTACGGTCATAATTTCCTAACCACTCTTTTCTATCATCAGACCGCTTTTTATTAAAAACCATATCAATAGAATTTGTAGTTGTCTCTCCATTATGCTCAAATCCTACAATCTTTTTCTCTTTGAAATACTCGCGGAATTCCTTTCCTGTACTCGTACCTAAACCCTTGTAGTACTTTATCTTCCATCCTTTCACGTCATTACTTTCTTTCCACTCCTCATATTCGCCATCGTTGTAAAAGTTCATCTCGATATTCCCTTTTCTGGCTTTCAATATCGGTGTATTCATAAACCCGATGAATCCTGGTATTTCCGTCAAACTAGGCCACTGAGATTGAAACAAATTTATACCTAACCCTTTAATATGACTACCATCCAAATCTTGATCTGTCATGAACAACACCTTACCATATCGTAATGATTTGTTCACACACTCTATACTGTTGTATTTCTTACCTGTTTCAAGACCCAATATTCGCTTTATTTCAGCGACCTCCTTGTTCTCATTCACCTTCTTGATTGCCTCACCTCTTACGTTCAGTATTTTACCCTTCATAGGATAAACACCTATGGTGTTACGGTCATCAGAGGACAAACCAGATAATATACCTGCCTTTGCTGAATCTCCCTCGCAAAATATAATTACGCACGACTTTGACTTATCAGTACCTGCCCAATTAGCGTCCGTTAATTTAGGAATACCACGTACATTTTTACTTTTGCTTCCGTCTGTCTTTTTTGCCGCACGGTTTTCCTTCACTTCAGTAAGCGCACATGCCGCTTCCATTACACCCATCTTCGCTATTTTCTCGACGAATTTATCACTAACCTCGCACTTGGAACCAAACTTTGCAGAGGGTGTATTCATGAAATCCTTTGTTTGACTGTCAAATGCTGGATTCTCTATATCACATCGCATAAATAATATTAGTTGCTCTTTTATAGCCGATTGATTTACAGTTATCTTTTTCTTCTTTTCAATATACACGCAGAGTTTACGCAATATCTGACCAAGTATGTATTCCACATGCTTACCTCCTTTTGATGTATAAATACCGTTCACAAATGAAACCTGCACGAATTCACTATTAGGCGTCATCGCAACTGCATACTCCCATCTGTCACCATTATATTCGTATACTCTTGGTGCATCACTCTTGCCTCCCACATACAAGTCAATATACTGCTGGAAATTCTTCGTTGGAACAATCTCTGAGTTGTATTTCACTTTTAATGTTTTGTCTGTAACTGCTGATATATCAAACACACGTTTCTTGAACAAAGCCCTCACGTCTGCACTCAGACCATCTATACCTAATCTTTTGTAATCTGGTTTGAAAACGATTTTGGTATATGGTTTCGTCTTGCACTTGGTTATTGATGGCTTACAAATAGTGTCTAGATTATCCTTGAATTCCTGTTTATATTTCAATCCTCTAGTATGGTCTACTGTTTCGACATAACCATACGCCGACCAAATCAATACCAGTTTGAACCCAAAGCCGTTCTTACCTCCTACTATTTTTTTTTCTGTTTTGTCATAATTTGTAGAAGTACGCAAATGACCAAAAATCATTTCTGGAATCCATATCTTATGTTCAGGATGTTCGGCAACGTCTATACCATTACCATCATTAATCATAGTAATTTCACCATCGTCGCTAATTGATACATCTATGTAAGATACTGGGATTATATTGATTTGATTATTTTTTATACTTTGCATCATTCTAATGACATGGTCACGACAATTCACGATTCCTTCATCAAACAACTTGAATAACCCTGGAATGTATTTTATATTTTTTTCTTTTATTTTATTATTTTCATTATCATATATCCAGGTGTCAGATTCAACTTCTTCGATAGACCCGATATACGTATCTGGGTTATCTAGAATATGTTGTTTGTCTGTTTTTTGCTGGTATTTAGTTGCTAGTTTGCTTTGTTCTGTTTTACTTGATGACATGATTATAGTATATATTAATGGTTATCATATGTATCTAAATAATTTCATTTTTTTATTTTTTTTGATAAAAATGTATATTCTGTTTCTTGGTTACTTAGTTACTTTATATTCCATTTTTTGTGTTATATAGGATAATTAACATATGATAATTAACATAGGATAATTAACATAGAATAACATATAAATAAATATTGGATTTTATTTATATTTAGCATTTATATATGTCTACATTTTGTTGTAAAAATATAGTGCGAAGAACATTCAATAATGTAGCGCAACTTATCGAACCACAACCACAAAATTGGAAAATTATACGAAGTTCTCAAACCACATATGCGAATATATCGAATCATACGCGTAAAGCTAGACGTTTATATTTGAGTGGGAGTTCACAATATTCCCGACCAGTTACTAGGTTTAATAGAGGAAGCATACACTTTGGTAATAGTTATTTAGGTAAACCTGTATCTCTTAATTATCTAGGACGCGCGGAAGGAATGCCTGGCGGTAGTGGCACATCTCCAGGAAACAGATATTAGAGATATTTAATTATTACTAAATTGTAAAAATATTTTCTAACCTATTTTTATAATGGCTCATAATCACGCAAAAACTGTTGGATCTCGTGCCGAAGTATGGCATGGAACCGCACATCACACATCAGGGGGACTTACTAAAAAGTGTTTAGTTAAAAACAAGCACGGAAGAATCGTTTCCAAAAAAAAGCATGAAACCGCCAAGAAGGATAGACGTCTTGCCAAAGCAGGATATGGAACCAAGAAGGGTGTCTTCGGATACGTTAAAAAGAATGGTACAATGAGCAAGAAACACAAGAAAAGTATGAAGAAAAGAGGAAAGATGGGAAAAAAGAGAGGTGGTACTATGGCCGCACACCATGTCAAAACACAGGCATTAGCTCATCACAGTCTAAATGGCGGTGGATTAAGTCATCATCTCCGTGCTCAGGGCGCTGCCGCTCAGGCAGCATATGGACAAAATGGAGGCATGAACCATGCAGGTGCAGCTAGGTATTCACGTATAGAAGGTATGGGTGGTATGGGTAGTATTCTGAGTGGTAAAGAATCTATGTATGCTACACGTTAAGTTATATTCAAATTTATATAAGTATAAAAATACTATTTATATAAATACAATTAAATCTCTCTGTAAAATTATTCATATATTTTCAATACTATACAGAAATTTGACCTCGATGAATTTATCATAGACAATATTATCCGAATACATATAATACAAATATTTTGAAAAATATCGCTTACTTACTATCATTTTGGTATCTGTTTTTCTAGTATATTCGTAATAATAGTTATACACGTCATCGAATGGTACTATTTCATAATCATATGTTTCCAAACTAGATTTAATATATTCAAACGACTCTCTTATATCATTTATTTTGTCCCATAATACACAACTTATATTTAGCAGATATTTGTCTTCCACAATTTCAACAGTATTGTAGTAATGAGAAATTATTTTAAGTATTGTATTTTCGCTTATATTACAACCACTTATTTTGTGTTCACTATTATGTTTCAACCATGATTTAAAAAGAACACAAATCTCATCTATTTCCAATTCATTATCAAAATTACTAATAGGGTCTACTGCTGTTTCACTATTCGTAATATTCTTATCCCAGAAATTTAGGAACTCGCGCTGTAGCGGTATAAACTGACTTGCTATACCGTAAAACAAATCCTTTTCCTTATCATATTCATACTTATCTATAAGATGTGATTTTAAGGTTTGCAAATACATCATATTAGGATATTGTTTGTCATTCAAAAATTGTTTCCAAACAAAGTGCAAGTTTTTCCAATCAATACTCATGACACCAAGCTCAGAGTTCTGTTCTTGAATATAATTACCACAAAATTCATCTACAATTTCTATTGATGTATGGTCCTTCACATAGTTTATATATTTTTTATGATCGTCGTCCATCTGCTTCTCAACATACCTGTCTGAGTTATCATACCTTTTTGAATAATGCACAGCCACACATATCAAGTTTAACCCTATCTTCTTGATTGCGTCTTTCCATAATTCTCTTGACACATTCTCGTTCATTTTAATTAACCGACAGTTTTCATACAAATGGCTTTCATGATATTTCGTTACAAAATTACTCGTAACACCGTTAAACCCGATTGATATATCCGATATATTGTCAAGGGCACTCATTATTTTCTTCATCTCGGTATTCATCAAAAATATAAGATGTCCGTTCTTTTTCAAAATATTGTCGCCTAATACCGTTAAAAAATATTTGGTGTATCGCTTATTTTCAAAAAAGGTAGGACACAAAGTATTCAGTACACTCTGTATGGTATCTGAGTCGGGAATAGAATTGAACAAACTTTTCCCCTCCTTAATCAATTTCAATATATGTATTTTAGTTTTTTGTTTCCAATCCAACAGAACTCGGTCTTTCGATATAGTAGACAATAAATTATGTATTATGTCATCCTCACGTACAATTTGGTAATTAATTCCGTCGTATTTATAAAATAAGTTCGGACCACATAGATAAAAATACAAATTTTTTTGCAAAAACACCTGAATAAATGTTTCTTGTTCCTTACTCAAAAAATTGGCTCTATCTATACGCCTTTCATGATTTCTGTGTTCATATTCCAACGTATTTGGCAAATTGTGAGTAATATGACTATGTATTCTATTTAACATATATGTATCATTTTTGTATTTATCTATCATCTTATCTAACGATTCAATACATTCTAATTTGTGGTGTTCATCCATTTAATTATTATATATACTAGGTTTTGTTTAATATATTATTATTGTTATTATTGTTATTTGTTTGTTATTTGTTTGTTATTTGTTTGTTATTTATGTGAAGTTACAAAATAATATCAATATATAATAACTATAATATGGACGTTATTTTTGGGAATAAAACAAAAGGAGCAAAAGGGAAAAAAAGATAAAATTAAACAGCAAAAGATGCTCAACAAATCAAGAAAATTATACAAAAAGGGTATTTACTATACACGTAAACCAGTCAAGTCATACCAATCTAAAAAATCAAAGCATGTTATTAATGCCATGAAGATGTATAATATCAACAATATAAGTCCTAATGACAAATTAGCGAAAGCGACTGGATGCAGTAAATCTAGTTTAGAAAAAATAGTCAATAAAGGTGAAGGCGCGTATTATTCTTCGGGTTCGAGACCAAACCAAACACCACAATCCTGGGGTATAGCACGTATGGCTAGTGCAATAACCGCTGGTAAAGCAGCCATAATCGATTATGCTATATTGAAAGAAGGATGCAAAAAAAATAGCAAAGCAATTAGATTGGCAAAAAAAGCATTTAGTAAATATGGAAAAACTCAGAAAAAATAAAAAATAAGTAAATAATATGGAGAACAGTAAAACGAATGGCATAAATGTCACAACTGATATACGTATACCCCAACTAGGATTCATTATCTCCAGACATGTAAGAGATAGTAGAACCAACTATTACTGGAATCTTGCTGTGCAAAGTATCAGACGGTTCTATCCAATTGCCCCTATAATGGTTATTGATGATAATAGTATAACACAGTATGTAAGCAAGTTTGCAGATTACAAAAACGTAACCGAAGTATACACAGGTATAAATGAAAAAGGCAGAGGTGAATTATTGCCTTATTTGTATTTTATAAAGAACCATTTCTGCGAAAACGCAGTCATTATTCATGATAGTGTTTTTATACAAAGACATATTAATTTTTATTATTTAATAAGCAAAAACGTGAAGGTTATCCCTTTGTGGCATTTCAACTCCGACAAAGAATACATACCACTACGGTTGAATATATCATCTCATCTGAAACAAGGAGGATCATTATTAAAAGATTTAGGTATCGAACATAATAATATGGTATTAAACAATAGTTGGTATGGTTGTTTTGGCGTACAAAGTTTCATTAATAGGGAGTTTTTGGTTTCATTAGAACACAAATATGGTATTAGTAGATTAAAACCATTTATTAGACAACGAGTCGATAGAATGTGTTTAGAAAGGATAATAGGATATTTATTTTCGAAAGAATATACTATTAATGATGGTAATGGTATACGTGCGTCATTATTTGGAAACATAATGACTTATTGTAAATGGGGATACACACTAAAGGATTATTTTAACGATGTACAAAATAAGAAAATTACATTACCTATAATAAAAGTATGGACTGGTAGATAACTCAGCATAGATTAGTCTAAAATTGTGGATTATCGGTAAACACAGGCGTAACGCTGTTGGATACTTCTTGTAAAGGTGATACTTGTTGAATAACAAAATAACCACAAATTACACTAAAATACACCAGCAACGTTTCCTTAACCAAGATTTTAATTGTTTTTGGATTTTCCTTTTCTAAATACTTGTTTTCTAAAAACGTTATAATAAAAAATATGATAGAAACAAGAATTGCTATCGTGAATATACTGTTATCCATAAATATAAATTATGTATACTCTTTATTAATTTATATTTTACGCAAATCTATAATATATATTCAATCTTATGTTAGAATTTCTATGTCGTTCATTAAGCCAGGCATTTTCAAACTAATAGATTCATTATTTAAACCTGATGTTGAGTTTCCTATACTTGTAATGTCATCAATCTCACCTAATGATACATTATTATTCGTTATTGTTATTTTATCGTTGTCGTCGTCGTCATCTTCATCTTCTTGACGTTCTTGATTTCTAATCTCGCCAATCTCTTCCAATCGTTCAATCGTCTTTGGTGCTTCAATATGTGAAACATTATTATTACTATCTCTTATATAATCTATGTCATCAAACTGTACTACACTACCAGTCGATGATGCGTCATCAGCAACTACCTCATTTACAACAGTCGACGTATTTTCTTCTACACTATTATTTGCATTACTAACCACATCAGTATTCATACTCACAGGCGCTGATGCAGTTTGCACAGGTTGTTCTACTACTTCGTCAATCACGTCCTCTTTTACTTCTTCAGTAACATCTTCTTCAATACTCTCGTCCATGTAAGCTTTGATTACCATGTCGATTGGAATATTCTCTCTTATTGTGTTAATAATACATTCTTGAATAATCACCTCAATTTCGCGATTATTCTTCTGTGCTTGTAAAGGTGGCACATAAAGTTCAAACAGATAGATGTTCTTGTATAATTTTCGCGCCACGTTGATGTATGTTTTGTGAATAAAATCGTTGAATTTGGGAACACTAATATCAATTTTCTTTTGTTTTTGTCCGACTCTCATAGATGTTAGAATCTTGAGTTGAATAATATGGACACATGTTAGTAAATCTTCTAAATAAACACATCCACTTTTTTCAGTTATACGTTGGCATTCAGTATCAATAATTGTCTGATTCCACTTTGGTATTCGTGAAACCAAATTTTGAAATGTCATCAAATATTTTTCCATCTCATTATTGTCCTTACATAATTTGATTGATTCTTCTAAAATAGATTTATATCCTTCAGTAATAAGGGGTGTTAAAATAGTAACTAATCTAGACGCCCATTCGTTTTTTGACTCGTGAAGTGAACTTACGTTAAAGTCATCCATTTTTACATAAAAGTTATATTATCTATTTCCTCATCTGAACATAAAACTAAATAATTCAAAATGAATAAAATAAAGATCTTTTCATTTCTAAATTCTTTCTTTACCCTATTGAAAAATAACAAATATTCGTACCTTTTTACAAGCGATATATGGGTTTTTAAAAATTGTTCGTCCTCTAATATTTCAAGTAAGCTTAACCCGCTATAGCCGTTTTCATAAATCAACAAAGATAGATTGAGTATACTATCTGGCGTAATTGCACTCTTTTTCTTTTTCACTATTGTATTTACTTTCTTCTTCAACCAATCGTCCTTTTTACATCGTTCATCGATATCACCATATATATTCGTTATATGACTATTGTACAAGTTCACAATTTTATTATTAACTAACTGTTGGGGGATGTAAATTTCGCAAAACCGAGACAGTATTGGTTTCAATAATTTGTATTTATTTTCAATTATAATAAAAAACCTAGTATTGTGACTGAACAATTCAATACATCTCCTGAGTGCTGATTGTGCGTCGATTGTCAATTTATCTGCGTTTGATAATATTATGCTTTTAAACAAATCACCATTATTAGAATGAATATGGCATTTTGCAAAATATTTCAATTCTTCGCGTATAAATTTGATACCTTTACCATGTGCACAATTAACAAACAGCACGTATTTTTTCATTAATTCATTATTGTTTTTGTATATATTTTTTATGAAATTATTCAGAATTGTTCGTTTTCCGCTCCCTGATGCACCGTGAAATATAATATTTGGAATTTTAGAAACAGAAATAAAGTATTCTAGTTTATCTATTATATTTTGATGTATATTTACTGACATATAAGTACTTATTATAAAATTCAGTTTTCTTTTTATATTGAATATAACGCAAAAGATTTATTTATGTTTTGTGTTATTTTAATTTTTCATAATCAAAAATATATATTATAATCAGATCAACAACAGAAAGCTGAAAGCCACAGCCGAAAGGTGTCTTACGATTATACTGATGTGGTCAAGCTGTGTGTATATGGATTGTTCTTGAATGCATCAAGTAAATCTGGCTGAATACGCTCACAATTATTGCATTCGTTATAATATTGCGGCATATTTACATTACCATAGGTTGAAAGTGACGGCGGTTGAGCTCCCATACTACTGAAAGCTGGGTTCATTCTACCTGCAAATCGGTCGCAATCATCCCTGCAGTGGATGTTCATTTCTTGATTGAACAACTGCATACCACCTTGGTTAGTACGGTTATCAATAGTAGACGACTTTATGTCATTATTATGTTGTCTATATGCTGCGGTGTACTTCATGTCACCCCATCCAGTTGCAGCACCACCTGGTGTACCATCGTAACTAGCACTAGTTGTATCTCTTTGTGTCAAATCAGGCGATGTGTAATTATTCACATAGACACTTTCTTTCTGGTTGTTGATATTAAAGTTGGGCGAGTATAATGTAGTTTCCTTTATAGTAGTAGCTGTAGTATCATTTGGATTGACCATAGGCGTTTTGGAAACACTCGTACCTACATCACCAAATACTCTCACATTATTGACAGTTTCATCCTTAAGAGTGGGTCTTAGTACATCCATAATTGGCGCGATGACTGCGCCTACTGCACCCGAGAAACCACTTCCGATCCTATCTCTTATAGTGGTAGAACGGTTATTATGATAATTCGTGAAACTTTCGGTGTTTGATTTATCACTAATAGGACCACGACCCGTCGCAGATGAATGACTTATTGCTGGTCCCGCTAGTTGATGTCTCTTTGACTCTTCGTAGTTTTTGGGTGCTTGTCCTAAGTGTGTATCATTATTTCCTGCTGGACCTGTATAATTAGTGACCACATCGTTTCTTTTAATGATACCTTGCTCTTGAATACTTCTAAGCGTTTCTCCCTTGCTTGCACCAGTTGTTGTGAAATATCTATCCTGAGAATTAATGTAAAACGTATCTGGGCGTTGTTTTTCAACCCGTCCTTGGGTTTCTGCAGTTGCGGATTGTTTGATAAAAGAATTAGCAGGACCTTCGTGATTCACCAATTTATACTCTAACTTGGGGTTAGTATCAACCCTCAGTTGGTCTACAGTATAAGGTAGCCATTTATCTCGTGCTTCCATTCCTGAGTTGAAACCTCCACTTCCATTTTCTCCGTACCCTTTATCCAGTCCTGGTCCAACCATTACCGATTCGAATGGTTTCACACTATTGACTCTCATAGCTGGGTTTTGTCTCGATTGAAAGAAATCCGTGTTGTTAGGTGTTCCATGTGCCCACGACATGTTTTCTTCTGGCTTGAATAGTGGCGCTTGTTCAACCTTCTCAATCACTTGTGAGCCGGACCCTGTCATATTATCAAGTTGACTCTCAGCAATATTACTAGCCGATTCGGTGTCGTACATTTTGCTTCCCATAAAAGGTGTCATGTTGTTGTGCTTGAATTGTTCACTACCTAAGTAATTACCTGTGAGTGAGTATATCTGCTGAGGATTGTTACCTGTTTTCTGGTTATTGATATTACGTTTCTCATACTCGTTTTGGTTAAAATACTTGTCGGTAGCTACATTTGGATTTTTGTATTCACGAATATCTTCTGATACTTGGTTCAAATTTTCTACTGGAAAATTTTGAGGTGGAATATTAGTGTTTGGCAAATAATTATCGGTTTTTGCAGCTAAATTACTTCGTATTCCCATGTTCGTGAAATTCTCAGAACCATTATTATTATTATTATTACTATCTGTTTGTTGGGTATTTCGTGAAGAGTTTGAATTAGATATAACATACATACTTCCTAATGCTAATAAAGGAATTGCAATTTCCATAATATATAAAATAATATATTTTATTTATTATAATTCATATTGTTTATTAGTAAAGACAATATAGTTTATTTATTATTGTCATTCTTGTTGTTATTTATATATTCACAGCTATCTGTTGTAGTACAGGTATTAGGACCATTTACATAGTTGCCTTTTATTAAATTAAAACTCATAGGTAAGTAGTTGTTAGATTCATTAATCACACAATCACGCTTAGGTGTAAAGTTATCTTTCTCAAGTATGCGTGTACTAATGTTGTTTTCAAAAGGATAACACACATTTTCTTGAGGGTTCAACTGTGGATATTCCCATCCAACTTGCTCCAAATCACGGTACATCCATGCTGGATTGGTTGTTCGTGATTCTTCTGTATAAAGATTGTTACAACTAGGGTACTGAATAGATTTACTCTTTACATTATGCTTATTGTACTCTTTTCCTAAACAATCTCTTGTACTATCTCTGTTTACACCTAACAAGTCGCTTTCTAAATCAATAGTGTTGGTTCGTAGATTAGCACCCCATTTTTGTACTCGGATATGGGGATCTTCTATGTAACAAGGACTTGAACCATTACCTGGTACGTCCAATCTCCAGCGACCAGGATCGGTTGCTTGTTGTTGTTCTTTTACTGTTCTACAATAGTCATATTTAAATCTTGTAAATGCCATACTAATATTATAATATATAATTTATACAAATAAATAAATTAATTTATTATTTATTATAATAATATATTAATTATACACTACTACTGCTTATTGGCTAGACGGTAAAGGAGCTAAACACAGTTTGATACTGCCTAAAGACGCTACATCGTATTTCACTACAAGAGGTAAATCATTCTCTAGATAGATTTCAATCTGCGAACATAAGTTCGTGCATTTAATAAAGTATCCCAAATTTTTCAAGGAAAACTCGCCCTGAATAACCTTACTGTTCTCTTGTTTCAATAAAAACCCCATATTACCATCTGTTTCAGCTCTGTGAATTTCAGCCGAAGCAAACTGACCACAACATTTGAATATTAATTCGTTACCTACTGACTTGATTTCCAGTTTATCAGAAATACATGACAAATCTCTGATTATTTTTTGGAAATCACTTGATGGCAAGTTAATAATAGATGAAAATTTCACATCAGGATATTTTAGTTCCTCGGATTCGGGTTCAATCAATCTCAATTTTTGGGTCTTGCACTGTTTGATTTCACCATTCTCAAATTTAAGTGCTAAATGGGATACAATTCCATCAATATAATCACCATTCTCGATATAAATAGTCAGCGTATCATCATTATCTATGGAATTAATCAACTTGAATAGATGAAACATATTAACACCGATAATAATTTTGTCTTTCTTGCATTCGAAAAACTCAAAGTTGTTTGCATCCAAAAATAAGTGAGCCAAAATCGTGTGCGATTTATCCATATTAATAATACGGATTCCGTCTGGAGCAAAAGTAATGTTGGTTTCTAATAAAATATCTTTTAGTGCGGTCATTAAAGTACGGAATGGGGCGATCTGAACTGTTTTTATCGTTAACACGTTGTTATCGTTACCATCACCACTATTACTATTACTATTACTATTATTACCAAAACTTGACATATTATAAGTATTTTTTCTTAATATCTTTAAATACTTATGAACCAAAACTATTATTTGAACGCAATTAAAATTATATTATTACATCATTACATTAGTTCATTCTTTAACATTTGGAAATAAAAACTTGTCAATAGTTGTTCGCACACAAAACATACGATGCATAATAATCCCTATAACAAATAAAGACAACAAAACAACACAAAAATTATGTTTGGGGAAAAACAAACGATGAATTATAAATGCACCGATTATAGTCATGATTACATCTACTATTGCTACATTAAATACCCTGTATTTATGAATACCCTTTCCTGGTATTCCTAAACTGTTTTTATATTTGCACAACATCTATATAAATTCATTAATATTTTAATTGTCTATTATCATTCGTCATCGCTACTGCTACTGTTACTGCTACTAGTGACACTTTCGTTGTCGCTTTCGCTTTCACTATCGCTGTCATTATCGTTTCTACTTTTTGCGGCGTTATTAACCTTTTTTTTATTTTGCCTTAAAACAAGTTTGCCATCTTGGCTCATCAATTTGTTAATGTTCATTTTTATTTTGTCTATTTCATTCAATATTTTGTTTTGCTCCATTTTGGCGTCCATTATGTCATGGTCCGTCAAACCATTACTCACTATCAAATTATTAATATAATCATTCAAAAATGTTAAAGCTTCTATTTGTTTCTGTTTCTCTCCTGAAATATAATTATAATATTTGTTGTAATCATTTTGCACACCCACTAAAAAACAGTTGTCATGACTTATCATCCTCAACTCGTCCTTTTTGTTCAACAACATTTCCTCTTTTTGTCTTATTAATTCATCTAACCTGATAATATCGTGATCTCTCGCCATAAGGTCTTCATACGTTATATTTATTAATACCATCTATACAAATATACTCTATTTTTTATTAATTAATATTTTTTAAAAAATTTTAAATATATTGATAATATTATATTTAGGATGTCAAGAACAAATAATGAGTCAATATTAACACCAGACGATAATAGGTTTGTAATGTTCCCAATACAACACCAAGATATATGGGAAATGTATAAAAAACAGGTGGATTGTTTTTGGAGAGCCGAGGAAATCGATTTATCCAAGGATGTTTCACACTGGGAAAGCTTAAACGCCGACGAAAAATTCTTCATTTCGAGAATTTTGGCATTCTTTGCAGGAAGTGATGGAATTGTGTTGGAAAATTTAGGTTCTAGGTTCATGAAAGATGTACAAATATCTGAGGCGCGTGCATTTTACGGATTTCAGATTGCTATGGAAAACATACATAGCGAAACATATAGTATACTTATCGACACTTATATAAAAAATAAAATAGAAAAAGATAGCCTCTTTAATGCTATCGAAAATTACCCATGTATCAAGAAAAAGGCAGATTGGGCACAAAAATGGATTAACGACAACCGAAGCGGATTTGCCACGCGACTTATCGCCTTTGCCTGTGTGGAAGGAATCTTTTTTAGCGGTGCATTCTGCAGCATATACTGGTTGAAGAAACGAGGATTAATGCCTGGTCTTACTTTTTCAAACGAGCTTATATCACGTGATGAAGCATTACATACTGAGTTCGCAGTTTTGTTATACAGTAAATTAAATAACAAGTTGAAGAAAAGTAAAGTATATGAAATAATTAAGGATGCTGTTGAAATTGAAACCGAATTCATATGTGACGCATTACCATGCCGATTGATTGGAATGAACTCATCATTAATGACTCAATACATACAATTTGTGGCGGACCGTTTATGCGTTCAGTTGGGTTATGACAAGATTTATAATGTCACCAATTCATTTGACTTTATGGAATTAATCAGCTTAGAAGGCAAAACAAACTTTTTTGAGCGCAGAGTAGGCGAATACGGATTAGCAAACAAAACAAAAAGCGAAGACATATTTGAATTCACCGACGACTTTTAAATCTTCAAGGGTGTAAAATGGGATAAATTATAATTAACGCAAAAAGTTTAAAAATACGAGCATATAATAAATATAGTATAATAATGATTACATGTTACCTTATGGGTGGTCTGGGAAACCAATTATACCAAATATTTACTACATTATCATATGCCATTAGAACTGGACAAATTTACAATTTTACAGATGCAGAAATGTTAACTACAGGAACAGAAAGAACTACATATTGGGATACATTTTTAAAGGAACTTAAAATTGTCACAACTGGTGACGTTTATAACAAAATTACAAAACAAATAAAAGAAGAATCGTTCCGATATAAAAATATACCTATTGACGAGATAAAAGACGTGGAGGGCGTATTATTGTATGGATATTTTCAAAGCTATAAATACTTTGAACCACAAGCGCCTACGATATTTAAAGTAATTAAATTAACAGAACAAAAAGAGAATCTACAGCTTGTACACGGTGACGAGTTGTTAACTATACCTGATTTAAAAAACAGCATTAGTATGCACTTTAGAATTGGCGACTATCAAAAGGTCAATCATTTTCATCCTATCATGCCGTACGAATACTATGAAACGGCGTTGTCCTATATAATAGACCATCCATCTACCAAACTGTCGACAGTACCTCGAACCAAACCTATTTCACTTAGAAAAAATAAGCGTATAATCAAAATCAAGCAAGTCCTATATTTCTGCCAAGATGATGACTTAGAACAAGCCGAACAAATTGTAGAGAAACTGCAGACCAAATTTACTGACCTTGCGTTTATTAGATGCAGTCCTAAATATGCCGATTGGGAGCAAATGCTCATTATGAGTATGTGTAAATGTAATATTATAGCCAATAGCACATTTAGCTGGTGGGGTGCTTATTTTAATGAAAATAAGCAGAAAATAATATGTTATCCGTGTAAATGGTTTGGTGTTGCAGCAACTAATCATGATACATCCGATTTATTTCCTAATAATTGGTGTAAAATTGATTTTGAAAGTGATAATACCTGTGATATTGTTAGTGTCTGAATGAACGTGAATGATTGATAATACTGTTGTATGGGGTGCTGTATAGACTGTTGAGTGGATTTCTGTAATTGGAGTCTACTGTTTCTCGGTTTGGAATTAAAAAAAGATGCATTATGAATCCTATGAAATACTAATATATCCTCACAATTATAAAACGTACAATCGTTTTGTCTTAATCTCTTCCACAAATCGTAATCTTCTGTAAAAACATTATTCCAATAACACAGATTCTTTTTAGTTATACTGCTCGAGTTTATAACTGGGTTTAATATATTGAAATCAAAATCGCTTATATCACCTAAAGGTATACCAGCAGTTATACCTGGTTTGTCTCCTATGTAAATACAATTTGTTCCTACGACATCATAATTGCTTATATATTTGCTTTGTATTTCTAGTTTTGTAGTCTTCCATATATCGTCAACGTCAAGTAATGCTATGTATTCACCCCTACTGTATTGTGTAAGTTCGTTTAATGCGTTTGGTTTACCCTTTATATGGGGTAAATCGTATACCTTAATCTGTCTAGTATCATCATTACTATTGTGGCTACTAAGCTCTTCATATTTTTTCGCTATTTTGTATATCTCCGAATTTTCTGGATGTCCGTTCACTCCTATCAATAATTCCCAATTATTATAAGTTTGGTATACTATGCTCATTACAGATTCATCTATAAATTCAATACCGTTGTATATGGGCATCAATATTGAAATCATCTTGGTAAAGCTTGTAAAATATAGATTATATATTAGAATATATTTTAGAAAATTAATCGTAAATACCCATTAGTAGACCTTGAAATACAAACCATGGATCATATTTTGGATTGAAATTACTATACAAAAGAAAGTGTTGAGGGTTTGATAAAATACAATCTATTATTATTATTTGGTCATCTTTTACTAAATAATTATTTCTAAAGTATGCCTGTAGTTTCGTGTCATATTGAATCGCCCACCAATCAATCATCGATTTTTGCAGTATGAAAAAACCACCAGATACAGAGTTCTGGTCAGGAGGTATTTGTCTAACTGGAATATCATGATTCGTTTTTTTCAGGATTATTCTATTTAGAGCATTCATCGTTTCGTTGTCAGCTACACAACCATAATGAATTTTGTTGGGATCTAATTTTTTTACAATCGAATTATCTGGCCAATCAACTAGTTTATCTATTGGTAAATCGTATTCTAGTCTATTGCGAAAGTATCCTATGTCACACCAACCATATAGATTAGTATCAAAGTATCTAGAATTAGCTGTTTCACTCACTAACCATATCTTTTCCGACCATAACATGTTTAATTCCCAATCTGTGTTATATCCACTACTATTAAAATCTGAATTTGTCTTGTGATTATTTATCCATGATGTTTTGTACTTATAATTATAAAATTCACTAAACTCCTTAATTACTACTTTAATATTCTTCTTTTGTTTTGTATCAATATATTTACGGCTCTTTGCGTTTGTATAAATCACTAGATTGAAGTTATTTGCGATATATATAATGTTATTCATCCATTCTATGTATTTCTCTTTTCCAAATTTTGAATTTACTATATAAAAACAACTAGAAAAGGTGATTTTGTAATTATTCTTCATTTCATTTTTCGTCTTCGCGTGACCTATATCATTCATTCAAAATTAGTTATAACTATAATTATTATAATTATTTAAACATTTTTACTATTATTTTATTATAGTTTGTATAATGATAGAACAGAAATATGTATTACTTATAATGTCTTGTACAAAATATCATGATAAAATGATATTACAAAAAAAAAGTTGGCTACAAGATATACCATCATACATCAAGTATTTCCATGTTATTGGCGACTCATCATTAAAAAAAGAATATGAATTTAATTATGATGAAAATGTGTTGGTTGTTAACACAAAGGATGACTATGTGTCATTACCTAAAAAAGTAATACAGGCATATTATGCCGTTGATAATGAGTATCAATACCAATTTATTTTTAAAACGGATGACGACCAAATGTTGATCAAACCTCATTTTTTTACCACGCTTATTTCTCTTATTGATAAAACGAAAAGTCAATATGGTGGTAATGTTATAAATGTATCTCAACCTTATACATCAAAGTACCATCTTATACATCCTGACTTACCTAGTAATTTACCTGTATATGCAACCAAATATTGTAGCGGAAGATTCTACTTCTTGTCAAAGGAATGTCTTGTAGACCTGTTAAAAAAGAAACTATACATCAGAAATGAATTTCTAGAGGATTACGCCATAGGATACTATATGACTGAAATATTCAAAGACCGAATTTTGAGAATTGACACGAGTATCTTCTTCAGAGATATGACCCCAGAGGATGCTCAATACATCGATGATATACACTCTACATCACCACCTGAATTATTTGTTTGAGCTAAATACCATTTCTGGTCTTACGGTGGAATCTGCATTAGCTTGCTGTTTGAAAAAATTTACTTTATCTAAATCTAACATAGCTCTTGTATAATTGGTTAATCTCTGCTCAATATCACTATAGTCTTGACGTTGTGTTACTGTAAGTGGCGTTATCAAATACCACTTGTCTTTACCTTGAAGGTTAAACCAATATTTATCTATTGCGTATATTATATGATTATTCGGTTCTACTAGTAATTTTTGGAGTCCTTCACGATAATTCTGAATGAGTGTATCGTAATAGTGTCTCTTTACCAGATAACCTGTAGTCGTCTGACACCGTGTTACTTTTATGCAATAATCCGCCGTCCTTTCATAAGGAGGTATATTATTACCAGCAATCAAAAGCACATCGAAATCTTTGGTATTCGAGAGAAATGAATTCAACTGATGCACAAATAACTTCGGGTTCAAGAATTGTATATCATCTTCTACTATCATAACATGGTCTAAATTCTGCCTTTTCGCTTCTTCTAATATCTTTAAGTGACTTAAACTACATCCTATTGCGCCATTCGGAAGCTTGACTGCGTTAAAACGTTTAAAATTACTAAACCCTACTCTGGTTAATTCTTGTTCTATGTATTCCTTACGGTCTGGTCTACTTGCCAGATTAATGTAATAAATATTAGTGATATAGTTAATGCTAGTAATGTGATTTGTATCGATACTAGCTTCAGTATTGGGCTCTTTATTGGTGGAATTATTGATATATTGAGACATTATGTATACTACAGTCCTGTAAAAAAAAAATCAAATAATAACTCATTACCACGTTACACACCATTTTGATATATAATATTGTATCTGTTATATCTATTGTATCTGTTTATAACCGTCTGCCTAGTCGCATTTTTCCGATTCTAGGAGCTACATAATAGTTTATTAGCTGATTAGGAACTACAGGTCTATGGACTGCACTATTTGTAACATGTTTGTTGGTTGGACCCCTATGTGATGGTGGATGTGGAGGAGGGCGTTGAGGTGTATGTGGAGGAGCACGTGGTTGCCTGGGAGTATTATTATTATTATTATTATTATTATTATTATTATTATTGGAAGCTGTCATAAAACTATTGAATGCATCATTACTAATCTCCTTAGCTTTCATGTTTTTATAGTCGTCTATTAGATTCTGTGGTACTGCTTTACCTTGCGCTTGCATTTGCTTTATATGTTGCTCCTTCCTATCTAATGTTGTCGGATAGTACGGTATATTTGACCAATTATGGGTCGTTGTAAAAGTGTCTTTGGTTTGTCTCAACTTATCAGGATTAACTATCTTTCTTTTTGGCTCTCTTAGGTCATAGTTATAATAATTGTCTTCCTCAAAACTAATATGTGTTGAAAAATCAACTGTATTAATAAAAAATATATTAGGATGATGCACCGCAAAAAAGTTATCGTTAGGGTTCAAAGATTTTTCGTCTATTGTGTATTTCAAATTATGTATTGTTCGTAACCCATCCACACCATTATCTTTGTCCATCCTCCATGGATCCTTCTTACTTATAATTCTAGAAATACCGTCAAACAACTGCAATATTTCGGGACTACCTATCTTGTAAAAGACGCTACGGTCTATTCTTATGTTATGCCTCTTACATCTTTTTTGTAATACATTATCCTCCATACCCCATCCCCAGTAACACGGAAAACCATTCAAACGTTCAAAATCACCTCCTTTGATTACTACAATACCGCCTAATGCATACTCATAACCGTAAAAATGTTTTACTACACTAGGGGTTGTATTATAATCAAAGATCTTGTTGAATGGAATCGTATCCACGTCGTTAAAAATAAATGTAATGTCTTTATAGTCGTCTGGATACTTTTCTTTTACAGCTAGAAAACCTATGTTTTTGTTTGCGCCTCGGTTGAATGTACGCCTGTCACACTGATTCGAAAAATACACCTCATACTCCTCCATATCTTCTAAAATAAAATCAACCATGTATTTACAGAAAAAAAATTTGTGCTGAGGTCTATTCCTATATGGTACTATAAACACACGTTTCGGAACTGTATGTTTGCTATTATTCTCATCATCTGATTCAGAAGAAAAACTCATTATTTACTATAACTACAAAGCATTTTTTAATTAATATATTTTAACTTAAATATCGTATTTTAATATTTTGTATTTTAACTTAAATGTTAAGGTTGAATCAACAAACTCGTTTATATTTATTAGCAATCACGCTTGGTATTAATCTATCTTGGAGTTTTTCTAATTTCTTTTGACATTTGTTTATTGTGACCTCACTTATATCACTTACAGCTTTTATATCTTTTTTTGTTATATTCAGCTTGCAATATTGCGACACAAAGTATACTAGACCTGCTGCTATAGAATGAGGCGTATTCTCCGTCATCATATGCATTTTCTCTATCTTCATAGAAATGAATTTGCAGACCTGTGTCAACTCATTATTGATATTTAGCTTACTACAATACCTCTCTATGAAAGCCGACGAAGTTGTTTTTCCAAAATTTGTCTTGTCATTTGTCTCCATATCCTTCTCTATTTTGCTTATTATAGACAACGCATTTTTACAACCCTTCGTCGAACTGGCTACGTCTAAATGAAATATATTTGATATCTCCTTAGCCGTTCGCGGATTGTCATTTATTCGACAAGATAAATAGATTGACGCCGCCAAAATGCCATCTCTGTTGTCACCACGAAACGTTATATTATGCTCAGATATTTTCTTATGATACCTTATTGCGTCATCTATAATCATTTTAGGAATACCTGCGTTATGTGCCATTATAGTGATTATCTGAAAATCATCATATTGCGATTTCTCCTTATAAGGCATCGACTGCCACTCTGTATAACGTCTTATCTTTCTCATTTCATATGTCATCGCGCCATTATATAGAACTTTGCAACCATAAGACGACTCCACTAATAATGGATTTATAGGCATACCACATCTGGTCGGGTCACTACCATGGTTATCGTCTGCACCATAGTATCTCCATTCAGCTGTTTGGTCTACTAAATCCTTGTAAATAATACCACACTTATTATTGGTGCATGTCAAAAACCCGTCTTCTGAAAATGCCAACATACTTTCACATGTTTCACACATCTCGCGATTACCTGACTCACGATACAAACATTCTAGTACTTTTTTTTCAGCATCTTTATTCTTCTTATCATTCACCTCTTCATCAAATAATTTCCATAGTTTTACCTTGTCTATATTTGTCCGTTTCTTCTTTTTTGTTCTCTCTACTGGTGATAATATCATACTATTGTTTTATTTCATATACTAAATATAAAATTAATTCATTTTTATTTTAAATTCGCACTATTAAAATATTGGGACACTATATGGGTAACACTAGTAGTAATAATAACACTAAATCTAACAATCAGAAGGAGAATCAAACAAAAGAATTCGGCAAATTTAATAACGTCATAGATTATATTGCTAGCAACTATATTTTGACCATGAACTTTAAATCATTATCTAATTTAGCAGAAAAAGAGGAATGTGATAAATTAGTTATATTGACATCTGATATCATCAAAAATAATTTTAATGAAAGAGAAATTACATACATGTCTCAAAGGGTTAAACAAGGACAACCTACGAATGAAATGAAAACACAACAGTTGACCTATGTAAATAAAGACAATCTCGACGACCTTGATGCTTCTAAAGATAAATTCAAAAGTATCACCAAAAAACGGATGTGTATCGGAATTGCGAAATTCTATGTTAAAATTGCTCATATATTTGCTGCAATTATGATGACACTTAACCCTATATATTCATATACTGACTTGACTGGTAATAATGTCAAGGTTGGACTCTTGGAAAAAGACAAAATACCCAAGAATGCTAAAAATAGAAGGGTAGAAAATTTTAACATATGCGATAATCGGATTAGAGCTCTTAAAAAAGATATGCGGAGTGACGAGGAAACCAAACAAACAAGTATTAACCCTAGAGTATGCGATATGAACATAAATAAGCAAACACAGAGTACTAAAAATTTGCTTGAAGAACCTGGTATACCTGAATTAATGACTCTTTATTATGATGATGATTATGATTACGGAACTGGACAATTTAAAGGAATGAGCGACAAAGCTAAACAACAATTTTCGGAAGACCTTAAGACATTTTATCTTGCATTTACTGGTAACACAGAAATGACTGCAGATATTACTAAATTTAGCGACATTAAATTGCAGGATTACAAGAACAAACCTAATTGCGTGAATGGAATATTGAAGAAGACAACCAAAATAGAATCGAATAGCGAGTTATTAAAACGATATGCTGAGAATATTAATAATATGATTAATAATGCTAAACTTAACCAAAAGAAACTATTGGATGTAATTAATATGTTATTTAGTTTTAAAACAGAAACTTATACCAACAAACAAATTGTAAGAATTAACCCGCAGTTGACAGAAAAGACGCTTCAAGAAATTATAGAGAAAACTAGGCGTATTATTATTGATTTATATGTCAGATGTGAAACCGATTATGTGGAAGGAATCAAATTATACGAAAGTATTGTACAAAAAAAAATACTTGAAACTACACAAAATCAAATAGATAACCTAAAAAATACGAGAAATAATATCCTAAATAGTAATACTGTATAATAGTAATACTGTATAATAATAGTAATACTGTATAATAATAGTAATACTGTATAATAGTAATACTGTATAACATACAATATACACTTGAATAGAACACCTTTGGTCATTTTACAGTACAGCGGTCATTCAATTCATAATGCAATTTATAAAAACCAAATAATATTTGTATATAGATACATAATCTATTTACAAATTACGGATAACTATTCGATAGTTAATATTTATTTACTAATACATCAAAACAAATCAATTTAATTGTTGTTGTTGTT